CCGCGCCCAGGAAGCACATGGACCAACTACCGAACTTCGTAGCCTTTTCGCCCCTGGTCCAAGCGACCCGCGATGGGGCGCAATCCTGCGAGAGCATCCCGAGCTCGCGCCGGCAATTGAACCCGATTTTCGCCGCGTGGTTAATGGGCTGGCCTTCGACATGGGTGATAGCCGAGCCGCACGCCTCAAGTGCGTCGGCAACGGCGTTGTGGCGCTGCAAGCTGCAGCAGCATTTGTCGTGCTTGCTCGACGAGCCGGCATCGTCTGAGGAGGCGGCGTGAGCAAACTTATCATCCAAAACGACTCGACGCACAATGACGCGCAGGCGCTGCAGTACGTGATGACGGTCATCCGGAATGGGCGGATCAGCGAGGACGGAAAATCGTATTGCTACGTGACATCGTTCGTCGATGGCGTCGTCGTCGGGTGCATGCGGAATGCGCAGTCCGATCGGTTCGTCGTGCGGGACGGTGCGGGAGGTGAGGTATGACGACAATCTTTGCGATCGACCCTGGCACAACAGAATCCGGATGGTGCATCTACGACGCCGGCCGCGTGATTGCGTCCGGTGTTGAGCAGAACGACGACATGCTCTATCGCATCGGAGAATCGGTGGCCGATGTGCTCGCGATCGAGATGGTGGCGAGCTACGGCATGGCGGTCGGTCGCGAGGTGTTCGAGACGGTGCGGTGGATCGGGAGATTCCAACAGACGTGGCGCGATCCGGATGCGGTGCGGCTCGTGTATCGCAAGGACGTGAAAATGCACCTGTGCGGCACACCCCGCGCCAAGGACGCGAACATCCGTCAAGCCTTGATCGACCTGATCGGCCCGCAAGGCGTGAAAGCCAATCCAGGCCCAACTTACGGCGTGCGGTCCCATGCGTGGCCGGCGCTGGCGGTTGCCGTGACGGTAGGTGCTGCGCTATGACCACCAAGGCTGAGCACACCCACCTCGACCGCGTGGCCCGTCTGGGCTGCGCTCTGTGCAATCGACTCGGCTACGGCGAGAGCCCGGCCGAGATCCATCACCCGCGCACCGGCACCGGGGCAGGGCGCAAGGCGAGCCACTTCGACGCCATACCTCTATGCCCGACGCATCACCGTCTCGGCAATGACGCGCTGCATGTGCGCGGGCGCAAGGCATGGGAGCGGCTGCACGGCGTCACTGAGTTTGAGCTTTTGGACGAGACGCGCAACCGGATCTACGGGGCGGCACGATGACCGCGATCCGCCGGCAGTACGTCGAGAAGCGCAAGGCGATTGAACAATGAACCAAGCCTGCAGCCGGTCGCGTTGACCGTAGCGTTGGCGGCTTTGAAAGGAGAGCGGAATGGCAGAACTGCACCCGGAGCTTGCAAAGGAAACAGCAACGACTGCGCTGAAATTTCTCGCAAGTTTTGACGGCGAGGACTTTGGCGTACTGCGGGAGGATAAGCCCGGTCCGCATGACCGCAGGCACCTGGCTATTGCGCTTGACTACATTCAAGAGCTTGGCGCAATGGTGCTCAACCTGGCTGAAAGAGTGCAGCCCAACGACCAAGATCAGCGGCGCCGCTAGGCGTCCGCTGGAGCGCCGATTTATGCGGTTCGGAGGAAGCATGGAACAACGGATTGTGTGCTGGTTTTCGTGCGGCGCCGCCAGTGGGGTGGCGACGAAGCTGGCGATTGCCGAGAACGCGGGCCGACTGCCACTGGTGGTAGCGCGGTGCATCGTGCGCGAGGAGCACCCGGACAACGACCGCTTTGCCGCCGACTGCGAGGCGTGGTTTGGCGTGCCGATCATGAACCTGATCGCGGAGAAGTACGACGGCTCGATTTACGAGGTTTTCCGGCAGCGCTCGTACATCAGCGGCATCGGTGGGGCGCCCTGCACGCTGGAGCTGAAAAAGGAAGTTCGCCGCCGCTTCGAGAAGCCGACCGACCGGCATGTCTTCGGCTACTGCGCCGAAGAACAGGGCCGATGGGATGACTTTCTCGACGCGAACAATATCGACGCCTTTTCACCGCTTATCGAGCGCGGGCTAGAGCATTCCGACTGCCTGGCGATGGTGAAGGACGCCGGGATCGAATTGCCGAAAATGTACCGGCTCGGCTACCAGCACAATAACTGCATCGGCTGCTGCAAAGCGACCGGGCAAGGCTACTGGAACAAGATTCGCGCCGACTTCCCCGAGCAATTCGACCACATGGCGAAAGAGTCGCGCCGGCTCGGCGTGCGCCTGATTCGGATCAATGAAGAGCGGGCGTTTCTGGACGAACTGCAGCCCGGCACTGGCGACTACCAGAGCGAGCCCGAGGTTCAGTGCGGGATTTTCTGCGAGATGGCAAAGCGTGAGCTTGCCGCATAACTACGGAGCGCAACGCGACATGACCGCAGAGTGGAAAGACGTTACGAGCTACAGCCGTAACGACAAAGAGCGAACGCCGACGACGTTTGAGGTGAAGGAAGGCCCGCTGCGCATCGTGATCACCTGCGGGCATATCTACCACCGGCCGGAATGGGTGATGCACTGCCACGCCGTTGCGATCGACGGGCACCCGCTAAAGAAGGGCGCGACGAAAGAGCAGGCCGAAACCGAGGCGCTCCAGATCGTCGCAAAACACCTCGCGGACCTGACGAAGCGCGCGGCAGCGTTGATGGCATGACGATCCAGCGATTCAAGCTCGTGAGCGACGACGTTAAGACTCACGTTCGCCGGCAGATCGCCGCGGCACCGTGGGGAAAGGTCGTCACGATCGCCGATCCGACACGCTCGAGCGAGGCTAACGCACGCATGTGGGCGCAACTCGCCGATATCGCGAAACAGGTCGATTGGTACGGCAACAAGCTCACGCCAGAAGAGTGGAAAGACGTGTTTTCCGCAGCACTGAAGCGGCAGAAGGTCATCCCTGGCTTAGATGGTGGCTTCGTTGTGTGCGGGCAGCGCACCAGCAAGATGAGCAAGCGAGAGATGTCCGACCTGATCGAACTGATGAATGCGTTCTGTGCAGAGCGCGGCGTGAAACTTACTGCGCGCGAATGGGAGATGGCTTGATGCCGAGCGACACCTACCGGCGGCTGCTCTCCGCCACCCACGGCCACCAGCCGCGCTACTGCAGCCAATGCCGCTGCCAGCGTCCGCGAGCCGGCGGGCGGGAGATCACATTCAACGGCGGCAGGAACGCGCGCTGGGTGTGTGCGCTGCATGGGGATGAAGTGTTGATTGCGCACCACAAATAACGCTTGACATGGTTTGATTGCGCGCTACAATAACTACATCAACTCAACAAACGAAGGAGAGCGAAATGACCAACCAACAAGCCGCCGAAGTTTTCAACAACGCTCTGATTGGCGAAACCAACCCAGAGCGTATTGCCCAGGTGGAAATGATGCGCGAGTATTTTTGCAACCCGGATTTTCGCGCCTACATGGAAAACGAAATTGCCCGCCTGAACGGTGCGCAATGACCGAAACCAAACGAGGTGGCCCCGGAAGGGGTCAAGGCAGAAAGCCTGTCAAGCCCGGCGAGATCACGGTGACGGTCTCGCTGCGCATGACCGAGGCGCAGCGCGAGAAGCTGGAGCGGCTCGGCGGTGCGGAGTGGGTGCGCGGCAAGATTGACCGCGCAAAGACGCCCGATGGCATTGCCCGCTAACCAGTACCGAAACCCCGAGCGATGGCTGGAGCGCCGCGGCCAGGACTGCACGCACTGCGCGAGCCTCACCACGTGGCGGTTGTGCGGGACGACCATGCAGAGCTGCGACAACACGCAGGCGCCGAAAACAAGACGCGAGCAGGCGCCCGCCAGGCGCTGCGACCAGTGGCGCCACAGCAAAGCGGACGGCGGGCAGTGATGGACGAGACCACCGAGACGCGCCTGCTGTTGCGCATCGCGGACCTGCAGTCGCGGCTCGGCCGGCTCCATGCCGCCGCGCACCGGCTCATCTCGGGCATTGATATGCCTACGCACGTCACGGCGCGGAGTTACAGCGCCAGCGACACAAAGCGCGTGCCGGCGCGACCGCTGGCGACGCTGAGAAATGTAGTCATCAGTTTGGAACAAGGGGATAACGGGCAATGATTCGTGAGTCGATATTTGAGCAGCTTCGCCGCATTCCGGAAGACCTGCAGGAGACGCACGAGCGGCTAGAGAACTGGGCGGCATGGTCCCGCGACCGTATCCGCCGCGGGCATTGCCGGTCGATCGAGTACCGGTTCAAGAGCACGGACATCTGGCAGGACAGCGAGCCGCGCGCCGAGTGGGACAGCCTGGCCGCCGAGGCGCTGCACAGTCACGTGTGTGCGCTGCCTGAGCGTCAGCGGTGGCTGATCCATTTGCACTGTCTACACCGCGCCCAGGAAGGCTACATCCGGCGCGTGCTGGCGATTCGGCGCGACGAGATGGTGACGGAGCTGCACCGGGCGATGCGGATGGTGCGCAACCGGGCAAGAACATGAAGCCGAAAATTCGTTACATCGCGAGTCCGTACCTTTTTGGTATCCGCTTCCTCCCTGCGTATTGCTGCGAGTCGAAGCTGGCGAAAGGCTTTGGCGCGTCGGCTGAGTCTGCGTATAGGGCGTGGCAGGCCGACATGCCGAAGACAATGATCGGGCGAATCGTGAGACGAACAACGAACTATCTGTTCGATGCAATCGTGGGCTCTGGTTGATCGGGGCCGGGAGCGCTAAATTTCTCTTGCAATGTCTGTTTGTGGCGCTATAATCAAATCAAGGAAGCACACAACAACGGACGGGAGCGGAAAATGAGCACGATCAACCCGATGTGGAAGGCTTACAACGACCTGATGAACGAAGGCGGCGAGGGCTACAACCCGCACGAGAAGTTCGTCGAATCTGGTGCCGGTGAGCCGCTCTGGAGCAAGCTCGAAGGCAAGGCGGCGCGCATTTCGCGGATCATGGAAGGCACCAGCATCGACGACCCGCGCTACTCGGAACTGGACGCCGAGTACAAGGTGCTCAAGGCCGCGCAGAAAGACGCGATGAGCCGCGGGCTGTGAAACGGGCGATAGAGGAGAAGATCATGGGAATCCTTCACAGCAGCGGCGAATACGACAACGCAGTCAAGCGCGGCGTCGAAGAGGATCAGCGGCGTGAAACGCTCGCTTACCCGCATACCGAAGCGACGAAGCTCACGCAGTATTTCGGGAAGCGCGTCGAGTACCGGGGCAAGCGTGACGGCAGCATCGAGATAACGGTTCTCGACAGCAAAATGCGCCAACTCGGCCGAAAGACGGTTACGCGGCCCATGTTCGACGCACGCCCGACCGACACGAACCCGAACGAGGTTTCATGGGCGTGCGCCGCAGTTGGGGTGGAGATGTGAGACGGCTGAACAAGCGCGGCGGCCCCGATCGCGGCCAGGGGCGCAAGGCAGCGGACGGCGCAACGGCCGTCGAGCGCGTCACCGTACAACTCACGCACGAGCAGCGCGAGAAGGCCCGCAAGAACGGCGGATCGGTATGGGTGCGCAAGCTGATTGACGCCGCTTGATCTGTACATTCATACATGATATAAAACGCGCAGAGTACAGCCGCCGTCATAGACGAGATCGCGATACCGTTGGTAGGTATCGCCGACTCCGAGACAAAATGAACCGCCCGCCATCTCGCAAGGATCGCGGGCGTTTTGCATCTGAAGGCCGGGCTTACTGCGGATGTACCCGTATGGGAGCAGGTAGCGTGCGAGTGGCGATCGCTTAATCGGGTCAATCAGCCTCCTACGACAGCACAATTCGGACCCGTCTAGGGGTCAGCACCTCAGCCGGTCAGCGCACAACGCTGATGCCACGGCGGCCGGACGCTGTAACCGGCAAGAATCCAAGAGATCGGCCCGGGCTACCTCCGAAAGAGCTGACAGCAAAAGCATCAACACGGGCGCCGCATAATCGTAAGCGGCAAACATTCAACGCCTCGCCTTCCTCATGGAGCGCGGGGCGTTTGCTTTTGGCGTCACCTCGAAGGAGCGTGATCCATCGATGCCGGTGCGAGCCCGGCGAACTATTAGGGATTTCCGAATAGTTCAAGCGCCGACGAGGCGAAGCAGTCCCGCAGCGGGATACCCGAACAACTACGGAAGGACAGGCGATGGCGCTCACGGCGAAGCAGCAGTGTTTCGTCGCGGAGTATCTGATCGATCTCAACGCGACGCAAGCCGCGACAAGAGCAGGGTACAGCGCCCGGACGGCGAACGAGCAGGGCGCACGGCTGTTAGCGAAAGCTAGCGTACAAGCGGCTCTGTCAGAGGCCATGAAGGCGCGCGAGACCCGGACGCACATCACGCAGGACCGCGTGCTCGCCGAGCTGGCCAAGATCGGATTTGCCGACATCAGGAAGGCCGTCCGGTGGGGCGAAGGCGTCGCGGTCACGAACGAGATGACTAACACGACCGAGATCGTCAATGGTGTTGCGCTCGTGGGCAGCGAAGAGATCGACGATGCCACTGCGGCATCCATCTCCGAGGTGAGCCAGACCGCGCAGGGCATCAAGATCAAGATGCACGACAAGCGCGCCGCGCTGGTTGATATCGGCCGGCACCTTGGCATGTTCACCGACAAACTGGACGCAACGGTCACGACGAAGACATTGCCGGCCTCCGTCGATGACTTCGTATGAGCCTCACGGACACGCAGCGCGCGTTCGCGACGAGCCGCGAGCCGTTCCCGGCTTTCGTTGGCGGATTCGGTAGCGGAAAAACTGCCGCAGCGATTGCCCGCGCGATGGCGCTCAAGTCGCATTTCAGGCAGTGCGACGTGGCCTACTACCTGCCGACCTATCCGCTGGTCGAGGACATCGCCTACCGGCGATTCCCGGACCTGTGCGAGCGCAAAGGCTGGGCCTACAAGCTGAACAAGGCGAGCTCGTTTATCGAGTTCCCTGGCGCCGGCCGGATCGTGTTCCGCACGATGGAAAACCCGGCGCGCATCGTCGGGTATGAAGTCGCGCACTCGATCTGCGATGAGCTCGACACGCTGCCGATCGAGAAGGCGCGCGAGGTCTGGAACAAGGTCATTGCCCGCAATCGTCAGAAATGCAGCATGCCGAACACGGTCGGGGTTGCGACGACGCCGGAAGGGTTCCGGTTTGTGCATGAGCGATGGGTCAAGCATCGCGCGCCGGGCTATGTGATGTTTCGGGCGCGGACGATGGACAACGCGGCGAACCTGCCGGCCGAGTACATCGCCAATCTGCGCAACACGTACCCATCGAATCTGCTGTCGGCGTATCTGGATGGCGAGTTCGTCAATCTGACGGCCGGTAGCGTTTATGCCGAGTTCGACCGGGCGCTGAACGCCAGTGGCGAAGCCATCAAGCCGGGCGAGCCGCTCCACATCGGAATGGACTTCAATGTGGCGCACGGCGCGGCGGTCATCCACGTGCTGCGCGGAGACGACCCGCACGCGGCGGCGGAATTGACAGAAGTGTTCGACACGCCGGCCATGATCGCGCTGCTAAAGCGCGACTACCCGAACCACCCGGTCATGATTTACCCGGACGCCTCGGGCAACAACCGCAAGAGCAACAACGCGAGCGAGTCGGATTTGTCGCTGCTGCGCGCGGCGGGCTTTAGGGTGTGCGCGAATCCGGCGAATCCGGCCGTGAAAGACCGCGTGCTGTCGATGAACCGCATGGTGCATTGCGACGGCGCGCGGCGCTATCGCGTGAATCCGGAGCGCTGCCCGCAGCTCGTCGAGTCGTTGGAAAGGCAGGCGTACAACAAGCACGGCGAACCCGACAAGGACGGCGGCCTCGACCACGTCATCGACGCGGCAGGCTACTTCATTGCGTACCGCTACCCGATCCAGAGCCGCACCGCCATCGTTGAACCACTGAGGATGTAACCCCGCATGACAGACGTTCGCACCGAATCCGCCGCAGTCACGGGCATGGCCGAGCAGTGGCCCATGATCCGTCATCTGCTCGGCGGTACGTCGGCGATGCGGTCGGCGGGGCGGGTGCATCTGCCGCAGTGGCCCAACGAGGCCGACGACAGCTACAGCGCGCGCCTGAAGACGGCCACCCTCTACCCGGCGTTCGCGCGCACCGTCGAGATCCTGGCCGGCAAGCCGTTCGCCAAGTCGCTCACGTTGAACGACAAGGTGCCCGCCAGGCTCGCGGAATGGATGACGGACGCCGACCTACAGGGGCGCAACCTGCACACATTCGCCGCCGAGGTGATGAGCGATTGCATCGGCTACGGCGTCTCGGGCGTGCTGGTCGATTACCCGACCGTGCGCAACGTCCGCAACCTCGCCGAAGAGCGCGCGGTCGGTGCGCGGCCCTACTTCACCCGCTATGCGCCCGGCACGGTGCTGGGCTGGCGGTCGATGCGCACCGGCGGCGCAACCAAACTGATGCAGCTGCGCCTGCTGGAGTCGGTCGAAGTCGAGACTGGTGAGTTCGGCGCGAAGACGATCGAACAGGTGCGTGTCCTCACCCCCGGCGCATGGGCGGTGTATCGCAAGGCCGAGACAGCGTCCGCGGCCGTGCAGTGGGCGCGCGTCGATGAGGGGCTCACGACGCTGTCAGAGATCCCGTTCGTTTTCTTCTACGGGCAACGGACCGGGTTCGGCGTGGGCCGCCCGCCGCTGCTTGAGCTCGCGCACCAGAACGTCGAGCACTGGCAGTCGTCGAGCGACCAGCAGACGATTCTGCACGTCGCGCGCGTGCCCATCCTGGCGATCATCGGGGCGGACTCCGATACCGAGATCACAGTCGGCGCGAAATCCGCAGTGAAGCTCCCGCTCGGCGCAGAAATGAAGTTCGTGGAGCATACCGGCGCCGCGATCAGTGCCGGCCGGGAGTCGATCAAGGATCTAGAGGAGCGCATGCGCGCGACCGGCGCGGAACTCCTCGTCATAAAGCCCGGACAGGTCACCGCCACCCAGACCCGCAGCGAGGACGACGGCAACAAGTCGGCCCTGCAGCGCATCGCGGAGGGCGTGGAGGACGCGCTGGACCAGTGCTTGCAGTTTGCGGCGATGTGGGTCGGCGAGGGCGAGGGCGGAAACGTCGCGCTCCACAAAGACTTCGGCGCCAACTCGCTGTCGGACGCCTCCGCACAGCTCGTCGTGACGATGCAGCAGAGCGGGCTCATCTCGCGCCAGACCGCGATCCAGGAACAGCAGCGGCGCGGGATTCTGTCGCCCGACCTCGTCGCGGCGGACGAAGCGGAACGGGTGGCGGACGAAGGGCCGGCGCTTGGCGCTGCTGAGTGATGGCGCCGACGGCCAATGAACGACTGGCCGACGCAGCCACCCAGCACGCGATCGACCTGACGCGCTATTCGACCGGCGTCACGCGGCGTCTCGTCGCAATTTTGAATCGGGCAGACGCCGATCTTTTTTCGCAGTTGATGGCGGCGCTGGAGCGCGTGCCGCAAAGCGCTTTCCAGATAGATCGCATCGACGCGCTGCTCGCCTCGGTCCGCCAGATCAATGTGCGGGCCTATGAAGCGCTGCGGGCCGGCCTAGAACTGGAACTGCGCGACCTGACGGCCTACGAGGCGGACTATCAGATAAAGCTGTTCCAGGCGACGATTCCGGCGCCGGTGCAGGTGTATTTCGCGGTGGCTGCGGTGGTGCCGGAGCAGGTGTATGCGGCGGCGCTCAGTCGTCCCTTTCAAGGGGTTTTACTGAGGGAGGCCCTGACGGGCGTCGAAGCAGCGAAGACGCAGAAGATCCGCGAAGCCTTGCGCATGGGATTCATCGAAGGCAAAACGATCGACCAGATGGTGCGCGACCTGCGCGGGACGCGTGCGCTGAGCTACTCGGACGGGCTGCTTGAGCGATCGCGCCGGGATGTCGAGGCGATCGTCAGGACGGCAACGTCACATGTGGCGAGTTTTACGCGCGATCGGTTCATTGAGACGAATGCGGATTTGGTTGCCTCGACCGGCTGGGTGAGCACGCTCGATGGAAAAACATCAGACCAATGCCGCCTCCGCGATGGCTTGCGCTATACGACCGACACGCACAAGCCGATCGGCCATAAGGTGCCGTGGGGTGCCGGGCCGGGCAGATTGCACTGGCAATGCCGCAGCACCAGCGTTCCGATCCTCAAGAGCTGGCGCGAGCTCGGCATAGATCAGGACGAGCTTCCGGAGGGCGCGCGGGCGAGCATGGACGGGGTCGTGCCGGAAAGCACGAGCTACGGCGACTGGATCAAGAAGCAGAGCGCCGCGCGCCAGGACGACATTTTAGGGCCGGCCAGAGGGAGGCTCATGCGAGAAGGCGGTCTCACGCAGGATCGCTTCTATGGCGACAAGGGCAAATGGCTGACGCTCGACCAACTGCGCGAGCGCGACGCCAAGGCGTTCGCTGCCGCCGGCCTATAATGGCTGGATGAAGCTGAAACTGATCACCGACAACGCCACGCCCGACAAGCCGCCGAAGGTGCGCCGGGCGCCGCGTGTGTCGCCCTACTGCCCATCGTGTGGATCAAGCACCTGGACATGGGTCAATCAAGGGCCGGCCGATCTGCTCGAAGGTGCCAAGCCTCTCAGGCGGCGCGGGTGCTGGCACTGCAAGCATGTGTGGGGGTGAGCATGGACATCGACAGGTCGAAGCGCTACACGCAACAGGAAGTCGAGGCGCTATCCAGCCTCGAGTGGAACTTCTGCACGTTTTACGAGCCCGGAGAGCGTGAGCCTTTTTTCTTGGCCACAACCAAGGAGCCGCGTGGGCCGCAGGAAGTCGACTACCGAGCACTGCTCGCCAAATACATCGCGCACGTCATGGACTGCGAAGGGTGCAACTTCATCGAAACGACTCGGCACTCCGACGTGAAGTTCAGCCTGGCCGAGACCGATGCGCTAAAGGCGTTGGCGCGCAGCGCGAATCAGGGGCCGGCCGACATCCTCGAAGGGCCGAAGCCGCGCCGGGTGCGATGTTGTGCGCACTGCCTGAGCAAGGGCAAGGTGACAACGTGGTGAGCGATTCAGAGAACAAGGGCGATGCGGCGGTGTTCATCGCCGAGCTCCGCGCACTCTGCCGCAAGCACGGGATCATGATCGCCACGCCCGGCTACGAGGGGCTGGAAATTTTGACGCTCGACGGTCGTAACGAGATTGGATTCGCCTCCATCGTTGATCTGCGAGGCGATGTTCCAATAGACATAGACTGACCACGAACAACTGAACATCAAGGCTCGCTCCGGCGGGCCTTTTTCTTTTCCAGCCGACCCGGCGTGATGCTGCGGTCGGCTTTTTCATGTCCGCACATCCCGGATGGGTCGCGGAGCAACGGGTCGGATGACCCACCAGTACCGGGCGGATGCCCAAAGGAAAGCTCGATGAAACTCAAATTGGACGCTGATGGCCACGTGGTGTTGCAGGACGGCAAGCCGGTGTATGTCGCGGACGATGGCAAGGAAGTGGCCTTCGACGTGGCCGCAACCGTTGCCACCATCAGCCGCCTGAACGGGGAGGCGAAATCCCACCGCGAACGCGCAGAAGCCGCCGAGAAGGGGCTGAAGTCGTTCGACGGCATCGCCGATCCGGTCGCCGCCCTGAAGGCGCTCGAAGTCGTCTCGAATCTCGATCAGAAAAAGCTGATCGACGCGGGCGAAGTGGAGCGCGTGAAGGCGGAAATCGGCAAGTCCTACGAGGGCAAGCTGACCGAAGCGCAAACCCGCACCCAGCAGCTGGAGCAGCAGCTCTACGGCGAGAAGATCGGCGGCAGTTTCAGCCGCTCGAAGATGATCGCCGACAAGCTCGCGATCCCGGCAGACATGGTGCAGGCCCGTTTCGGGCAGGCGTTCAAGATCGAGGACGGCAAGACCGTCGCCTATGACGCACACGGCAACAAGATTTACAGCCGTGCGCGCCCGGGCGAACTGGCCGACTTCGACGAGGCCCTCGAATCGCTCATCGAGTCCTATCCGTACAAGGACCACATCCTGAAGAGCTCCGGCGCCAGCGGCGGCGGCGCTCAAGGCGGCAGCGGCACGCCGTCCGGTCGCGACCTATCCAATCTCTCCCCCACGGAGCGGCTCACCGCCGCACGCGCCGGGAAAAAGTAAAAGGAATCACGCATCATGGCTCTCACCCTTGTTGAAGCGGCAAAACTCGAAACCGGCGACGTTGTGCGTCAGGCCATCATCGAACTGTATGCCGGATCAAGCGACATCCTGATGAATCTGCCGTTCGAGTCGATCTCGGGCAACGCGATGAAGTACAACCGCGAGTCGAGCCTGCCTGGCGTCGGCTTCCGCGGCGTCAATGAAGCCTACACGCCCTCGACCGGCGTGCTCAACCCGCTGACCGAAGCGCTGGTCATCGCGGGCGGCGACCTCGACGTCGACAAATTCATCATCGACACCATGGGGCCGAACCAGCGCTCCGTGCACGAGGCGATGAAGATTCGCGCGCTGTCGCTCGCCTGGACGCAGAAGTTCATCAAGGGTGACAACCAGTCCGACCCGCGCGAGTTCGACGGCCTGCAAACCCGGATCACGGGCGCCCAGAAGATCGCCGCTGGCTCGACCGCCAACGGCTCCGCACTGTCGCTCACGAAGCTGGACGAGGCGATCGACCAGACGCTGAACCCGACCCACCTCGTCATGAACAAGGCCATGCGCCGGCGTCTCACGCAAGCCTCGCGCTCGACCACCGTGGGCGGCTTCATCACCATGGAAGTGGGCGCGTTCGGGCGGCGGGTCGAGTTCTACAACGGCCTCCCCATCATTGTGGTGGATCTGGACCACACCGGCGCCGCGATCCTCCCGTTCACCGAAGCGGCCACCTCGGGCACCGATACCGCGACCTCGATCTACGTGCTCTCGATGGGCGACGGGGGCGTGCTCGGCCTGCAGAACGGCGGCATGAACGTGCGCGACCTGGGCGAGTTGCAGACGGCGCCGGTCTTCCGCACCCGCGTCGAGTGGTACAACGGATTCGCCGTGTTCAACGGCCGTGCGGCTACCCGCCTGTGGTCCATCGCTGACGCTGCTGTCGTCGCCTAACCAACGCCAACGAAAGGACAATCCATCATGGCAAACCTGTATTCGCAATTCACCTACGACAACGCGCTGCTGCTCGAGGCGTCGGCGGCCCACACCACCGCGCAGACCGATGTCGGCGCGACCATCCTGGACCTCGGCGCCGGGCTGGTGTGCGGTCATCTCGTCATCGACGTGACCGGCATCGACGTGGCCTCGACCGACGAGTACTACGTGATCTCGCTCGAAGGCTCCAACGTCGCCGCCATGACCAGCGGCAGCGTGGAGCTCGCCGTGTCGCGCATGGGCAACGTCACCGCCCCGGGCGACGCCGACACCGCGGTCGGCCGCTTCGTGGTGCCGTTCCGCAACGAGCAAAATGGCACGGTCTATCGCTATGTCCGGCTGAGCACTGCGGTCGATGGCACCACGCCGTCGATCACGTTCTCGGCCTGGCTGGCGAAGGACTGATCGCCATGACGCGCACCGTACAGATCGACGAGGCGGTCAACGCCAACGTCAAGCGCACCCGGACCGTGGATCTGGACGCTGCGCCGTCCGGGTCGTATGGCTCGGTCCCGGTCGCGCTCGGGGCGACGGCGGTCGCTACCGAGGCGGGCGACGCGGTCGTGCATAAAACCACGATCACGCTCGCCAATCTCGCGGTCACCATGCGGGACACGGAGCAGGGCGGCGGGGTCAAAATCTACGACTTCCCCGCCGGCCGCATCCTGCGTCTGGGGGCCATTGGTTCGATCGCCGTCACGACGACCTCGGCCCTGGCGAGCACGCTCAATGCCAGCGTGACCTGCAACTGGGGAGTGGGCTCGACCACGCAGGCGAGCGCCACCGTAGCGACGACCGAGCAGGACATCGTCAATGTCACGGCCTTTACCGCATCGGCGACGATTGATGTTGCGGGCGCAGTGGCGAACGGGGTCGGCCCGGGTGTGCTGGCATCACTGGACGGCACCTCGACCGCGGTGGATGCGTTCCTGAACCTCGCTGTGGCGGTCGCGACCGACATCGACGCGGACGCGACGGTGCTGGTCAATGGCTCCGTGACGATTCACTGGATCAACCTCGGCGACTATTGATGACAAGGGGCGGCCCCGGTCGCCCCTGATCTTTTGGAGCATCAGATGGCGCTCGTCACCTGTTACGACGCGGACGGACTCCCGCGCGAAAAAGAGCCGGTCGATGCCCGCGAGTGCTGCCTGTACTGCGGCTTCTCGATGACGCCGAAGAAAGCGGACGTGGCCGTCAAAATCGACGCCGGCTCTGCGCAGGAAGTGCGCAGCGCAGCAAGCCAAGACGCTCGCGAATCGCTTAAGACGATCAACGCGCAGCCGGGAAAGGCAGACGGTAAGCGCCCCGTCGCCGAGATTCGCGACGCACTGGTCGTCGGCGGCATTGCGTTCGACCCGAAGATGAAGAAAGCAGATCTGGTTGCGATGCTCGAAGCGCACGGATTGTGATGACAGCGCAAGCCTGACGCTCGCGTAACCCGAACCACCCAATACCGAAGCCCGCTCTGTGTGGGCTTTTTGCATTTCTGGAGCCTAGAACATGGCCGTCACCTACAGCACCGCAGTCAAGACCCTCCGCATGCAGGCGGTGGCCGACGCCATCGACGCCGGGGTCGGCGCCGGCACCCTCGAAATCGGCACCACCGCCATGGGCACCGTGCTCGCCGTGTTCCAGCTCGTCGAGCCCTGCGGCACGGTGGCGACCGACACCCTGACGCTGGACTTCGATCCGGATATCAGCGACGCCTCGGCCGATGCCACTGGCACCGCCGCGGCCGCCCAGATCAAGAACGGCGACGGGACGGTCGTCATCTCCGGGCTCACGGTCGGCACCTCGGGCACCGACATCGTGCTCGATAACGCCTCGATCACGGCGACGCAGACCGTGACGCTGACGACCGGCCAGATCGTCCACGCCTGATATGCCCATCGTCTCCAGCCTGATCGTCAGCGCGACCGTGCAAGCGTCCGGGGATCGCTCCGTGCACGAGCGGCACGCCGACCACGCCGGCCGCACCTACGACGTGAGCTACTTCGCGCCGGCCAGTATGGACATCGGCGCCGTACTGGCAGCGCGGGCCGAGAAGATCGGCGCGGAGATCGACGCGCGCGAGGCGGTGGCGGCAGAGGCCATGCAGTTCGAGATGCCCGTTCCGTGGGTGGATTTCATCGACCGATTCACCGCGCAGGAGCGTATCGCCGTTCGGGCTGCGCGCGCCACCGATCCAATCATTGACGACTTCCTTGACCTTGGCGAGAAGCGCGGCGCCGTGCTGCTCAGTTCGCCACGGCTCGCTGGTGCGCTGGACTACATGATCGGCACGGGGCTGATCGCGGCGGACCGCAAGGCTGAGGTGCTGGCGTAATGGCAATCCGCTATGTCTATTCAGGCGCTGCAGGCGCCAACAATGGAACGAGCTGGACAAACGCCTATACGGCATTTGGATCGGCGGTGTCTGCCTCTACCGCGAACGGCGACCTGATCTATGTTGCCGATGACCATAACGAGGCGTTGGCCGGCAACACAACCTATACGTTCGCCGCGCACGTCAACGTCATCAGCGTGAATCGCACCAGCGGGCTGGCGAGCGGCGGGGCGTTCATCGGGCATACGACGACAGGCCGGTCCATTACGCTTGGCGGCACAAAAAGAATCTACCTATACGGGGTCACATTTCAGGTCGCAGGGGCATCGTTAGAGAGAATCTTCGTCGCAGGCGCGGATGAATCGCACTTCGAGATGGAAAATTGCGTGCTTTCGCTGACGAGCACCACCTCCATCGTCAGTATCGAACTGGGTCAGAATAACGGCGTGGGTAATACCTATGTGAGACTGAGGAATTCAACGTTGAAGTTTGGCCATACAGGTCAAGGTATCAACGCACGACAGACGGTCGATATGGAAGGCTGCATCGTCGATCCTGCCGGGTCGATTCCGGCGACGCTGTTTCAGTCTAGCGGGACGGGCGGCGCAGTGAGGATGCTCAACTGCGATCTGTCGTCCATCACGGGCACGCTGGTTGGGGTATGGGGCAACCAGAGTTCGACGCTGCATTTCACGAACTGCAAGCTCGGGTCAGGTGTAACGGTATTGGCGTCGCAAGCGGTCGCCAACAAGGGGAGCGTGGCGGCGTGGCTCTATGACTGCGCGGCGGGCGATCAGCACTATCACATCGCACACTATGACGCCTTCGGCGCGACGGTCGTCGATACCGGCATCTATGCCGACGATGGCGCGCAGTACGACGGCACCAATCGCTGCGCGTGGAAGATCACCACGACCGCGAACTGCTCGTATTACACCCCCTACGTGAGTCCGTGGTTCGGGCGCTACCACAGTGCAACGAGCGCAATCACGCCATCGATTGAGATCCTGCGCGACGGCAGCACGACCGCGTACCAGGACGATGAGGTATGGGGCGAGTTCAGCTACAAAGGCACGGCAGGCAGCACGCAGGCGTCGTTTGTGAATGACCGCATGACGCTGCTCGGCACGCCGGCCAATCAGGCGGCCGGGGTCGGCACGTCAGGCTGGACGGGCGAGAATGCGAGCGCATGGAGCGGCAAACTCGCGCCGGCATCGAGTTTCACGCCGGCCGAGATCGGCCACCTGATGGCGCGCGTCGTCGTGGGCGAGCCGAGCATCACGGTGTATGTCGATCCGGCCATTCGAGGCGCCTAAGCCATGGCGCTGAACCGCGTCACGCCTTGGGGCTGGGTCGAGGAAACCGGCACCACGAACCGGGTTGCGCCGGGGGGGTGGCTGGAAGAAACGACATCAGGCGGAGGCGCAGTCACCGGCACCCTAGCTGCCACCGAGTCCGGCGCTGACACCGCATCGCTCGCTGGCGACGTGCAGGTCGCGGGCGCACTGGCGGCCACCGAGACCGGCAGCGATACGGCGGCGATCAGCGGCGGCGTGCTTGTCTCTGGCGCGCTCGCGGCAGTGGAGGCCGGCGCAGATACCGCTGCAATCGCGGGCGCGGTGCTCGTGCAAGGCGCGCTCGTAGCCAGCGAAACGGGCGCCGACGCCGCGACCATGGTGGGCGATGTCGTCGTATCGGGCGCGCTCGCTGCGGCTGAGACGGGCTCGGATACGGCCGCAATCACGGGCGACGCCAGCAACGACATCTCAGGCGCACTGTCCGCCACCGAGACGGGCGCAGACGCCGCCAGCATGGCCGGCGTGGTACGGGTGCGCGGCTCCGCAGCGATCACCGAGACGGTCGCTGATACCGCCATCGTCGTCGGCGTGGTGCGGATTGCCGGCGCGCTGTCGGCGACGGAGTCGGCCAGCGATACCGCGGCCCTATCCGGGACAATCATCACCTATTCAGCGGCCCGCACGCTGCGGATCGCGGACGAAAACCGCATCTATCTATCGCCCGCCGAGAGCCGGGTGCTCGCCGTGGATGCACAGTCAAGGACGCTCGCCGTATGACGACAGAAACCTACACGATCAGCGCGAGCGGCAAGGCGTCGATCCCGAAAGATCCGAACGCGGTGCTCGACTACTCGCTCGACCTGACGGATTGGCTCGCCGGCATCGCCGATACGCTCGCCTCGCACAGCGTGACGGGGGTGGGCGTGACGGTCGATAGCAGCGTGATTGCCGGCGACAAGGTGGTTGCCTGGATCTCGGGCGGCACGGCGGGCGAAACCGCGACGGCCACGTTCCGCTTCACGACGAGCGGCGGGCGCACCGATGACCGGACTATCTACCTCAAAATGAAAGAGCGCTGATATGGCACTCACGGCAACCATTGGCAGCTCCTCGGCAGACAGCTACGTCACGCTCGCGGAGGCGGCGACCTACCACGCGAACCGCGGCAACACGGCATGGGATGCGGCGGACAGCGAGGCCCAGGAATGGGCCGCCCGCAAGGCCACCGACTACCTCGACAGCCACTACGCCTGGCGCGGCGGACGGGTCGCGAGCACGCAGGCGCTCGACTGGCCGCGCGCCGGGGTCACGGTCGATGGCTACGTGGTGGCGACGACCGTGCTGCCGGCGGCGCTCAAGGCGGCATGCTTTGAACTCGCGCTCAAGGCGTTGTCGGCGGAACTGCTCACCGATGCTGATGCGCAGTACGTCGAGTCGGTCACGGTCGGCCCGATCACCCGCAAGCTGTCGGCGCGCGGCAATGGCGGGCAGAAACGGTATTCGGCGGTCGATGCGCTGCTGCGGGATCTGGTGCGCGGCGGAAATAACTCGATCGAAGTGGTGCGCGGATGACTGTCATCGCGTGGGACGGGCGAATTCTGGCGGCTGACAAACGCGCGACGACGGGCGGCGGCATCGCTCGCACCGTGACAAAGATCCAGCGGCACGGCAGTGCGCTTCTGGCCATCACTGGAAACTACGACGTTGGAGCAGAAATGCGAGAGTGGTGGAAGTCTGGCGCAGACCCTGAGAGGTTTCCGGCGAAGGCGCGAGACGATGAGGCGACGCTGATCGTGATCACGAAGAGCGGGATTCAATCCTACGCAACCGGGCCATTCCCGCTGACCATCGAGGAGTCGCGCTGTGCGTTCGGCTCTGGCCGCGACTATGCAGAGGCCGCCATGTACCTCGGACGGCGGGCGCATGAGGCGGTAGCGGTTGCCTGTGTGTTCCAGACGGACTGCGGCAACGGAATAGATCTGTTGGAGCTTGCGCAGTGAGTTTCGACTACACCGAACTGGCCGCCGTCGCCGACGAACTGATCGTCGAGTTCGGCCAAGCCGTGACGGTGCGCCACCGCACGGCCGGCGCGTATGACCCGGCGACCGGATCGGCGGCGGTGACGGTGACGGACGAGCTCGGTAGCGGCGCGGTGTTCGACTACGCCACCAAGCAGATCGACGGCTCGATGATCCAGCGCGGCGACAAGTACGTGTTGCTGTCACCGGCCGGCGTCACCGCCCCCGAGCCAGACGACCGCATTCTGGTCGGCGCGACCGAATACGGCGTGGTCAGCGTCAATACCACGTCGCCGGCCGGAACCGCGGTGCTGCATACCGTGCAGATCAGGCGCTGACCATGGCCGGCAAATTCTCGCTGGACCTGTCGCGGCTCGTTGCCAGGGCGAACGGGCAGGCCGATACGGGCGTGCGAAAAATCATGCTCGAGGCGTTCTCCGGCATGGTGAAAAAATCCCCAGTCGATACTGGGCGATTCAGGGCGAATTTCGTAATCGGCCACGGCGCCCCCAACGTCACAACCAGCACCACGACCGACAAGAGCGGAGGCGGAACGATCGGGCGCATTGCCTCGGCGGTCGCGACGACACGGCTAATGGATGGCGCGTTGATCTTCTGCACGAACTCGTTGCCGTATGCGCTGAAGCTCGAAAACGGCAGCAGCAAGCAGGCCCCGGCTGGCATAGTGAAACTGACGCTCACAGAAATTCAAGCGCGCTACGGCGGTTAGCGGCTATGGACCGCTGATCTCAGTCCCATCAACCTTGTAGGTCACCGACACCCCGAGCGCCTCGCAGAGCTTGGCGACGGTCGATGCACGAATGTCGCGCTTGCCGGTCTCGAACTCGGCAATCGCAGTGGGAGAAACGCCGGCAGAGGCGGCCAGTTCTGCCTGGGTGATGCCCTTGAGCGCCCTGATGGCGCGTAATTTTTGCCCGGTAATCATGTCGCTCATTTTCGCCTCGCTTTACGGCCGGTAGAAATTTTGTCTATAGCGGTAGCGTAGCACTCGCAAAAGATATTGACACTACCGTAACAGGTAGTAGAATCCTGTTTATGGCGCTAGGGCACGTCGCCCGCACAGCAGGCCATCGAGCAGGAGCTAACCGTGGAAACGATCAAATTCAGGATCACCGGCACGTCGCCGTTGCTGATGCAGGCCGAAACACTGGCCAATCCGCTGCACGAACTGACGAAAGCGCACAAGGCGGTCAGTGGGAAGCGCAAGAAGTCCGAAGATGATTACTTGTGGCTCATGCAGTCCGAGTGGTCGGCATCGATGTACTACGCGGACGACGTTGGCCCATTCATCCCGGCACTGAACTTCGAGGGATGCGTCGCGGAGGCCGGCAAGATTCATCGGCTCGGCAAGACCATCAAACAGGCGGTTCAAGTGCTGACTGATCGCGCCAAACTCGAATACGACGGTCCGCGAAAGAAGGAAAAACTGTGGGCCGCGGGAACACAGTTCGCAGACGTGCGCGGGGTGAATGTGGCCGGCAAGAAGATCATGCGATGCCGGCCGATCTTCCTGAAGTGGGCGGCGGAATTCGAAGTCGCGTTCATGGAAGACGTGATCGACCGCGGCGACTTGGTCCGCGTGGTTGAAGAGGCTGGCCGTAGAATCGGCATCGGTACCTACCGCCCGCGCTTCGGGCGCTTTGATGTCGAGGTGATCTGATGGGCAACGAAGACGAGTCGCTGTCGCTGCTGCCGCCATGGAAGAACGCGGCGGCCGAGCTGTTCGGCAAAAAGTACACCTACGGGCAAATTGTCCCGCACGACGAGATGCAGGCCGCGATGAGTCTTCAGAAGCCTGAAGGCCGGATCACGGCGCAGGAGTACGAAAGCTGGCGGCTGTCGCTGCTGTCGCAGGTTGACGCACTGGCGACCTTCCTGCTGGAAGAGAAAGCCATGTGCCTGCGCGCCGTGCCGGGGCAGGGCTACATGATCGTCGAGCCGGCGAAGCAGACGGCGTTCGCGATGCAGGACGGCATGCGCCGCGTGAAGTCGGAGCTACGCAAGATGGGGCGCCGGCTGCATTTTGTGGATCGCAGCGCGCTCTCGCATGACGAGGCGCGGGAGAACGCGAACGCTATCGCGCGGCTCTCGTTCCTGTCGCAGCAGGCGCGGAAGGCGCGGCGCTTGCGGTTTGATGTGAAGGATTGATTGACCTCGCGGCTTGGTTCCGCGCGGTACGGCATTGCTGGGCAGGGCATTGCGGGGCACGGCACGGGCTGACAACAGCCTCAAGCGTCTATCTGGCGCTTGGGGATGCGGTTAGCGCACCACTCGGCGGGGCGATGCATGTCGTTGCGATCCGAGGCATGTCTCGGAGCGGCCAGGGCTGAAAACAGCGGATAGCGGCCGATGGCTGTTACCCGATGCAGTTAGCATCATGTGGCGTGGCCGAGCAATGCGTGGCATTGCCTGGCGAAGTACGGTTTGGCAAGGGCCGAAAACGGCAGAAAACAGAGGGCGATTCTTCGGAGTCGCCCTTTTTCTTTTCAGGGGCAGCATGAGTCAGAAACTGATCCGCACCGCCTACGAGTCGCGCCTCGCGACATGGGCCGCCGCGCACTCGCCCGTGCTGCAAGTGGCATGGCAGAACGCCGCCTTCGCGCCCCCCGCGGCCACGCATTTGCGCTGTTTCTTGCTGCCAGCCGCCACCGGTAGCGATGACCTGAAAGGCGACCACCGGCAATACCTCGGCGTCTTCCAGGTGTCGATCGTCGTGCCGGACGGGGCCGGGCCTGCCGCCGCCGAAACGATCCTCGGCGAGTTGAATACCTTATTCCCGGTGAATCTGCGCCTCACCTCGGGCGCGATCACCGTCACCCAAACAAGCCCCGTGTCTGCCGGCCCCGGCCAGAACGAGCCGGGTCTGTACGTCGTGCCCGTAAGTTTCAGGTACCTGTCCGACGTGATCTAGCACCACACCGCTGCCGCAACTGACCACAAGCCGCCTTGAGCGGCTTTTTTCATTTCAGGAGATACACAAATGGCATTGACTCTGCCGAACGGTTCGCAAATCGCCATCGCCAGCACCTACGGCGCCTCGAAGACCATGTCCGCCATCACCAACGCCGACCCCGGCGTCGCCACCCTCGCGACCGGGCACAGCGTCATCGTCAATGACATCCTGGAAGTGACCTCCGGATGGGAAGACCTCGAAGGGCGCATCGTGCGCGCCTCGGTGGTCGCCACCGACGACATCACCTTCGAGGGGGTCGACACGAGCTCGACCACCATCTACCCGGCCGGCTCCGGCACCGGTTCCGTGCGGGAAATCACCGCCTGGACCAACGTCACGCAGATTTTGAACACGCAAGGGGCGTCTGGCGAGCAGCAGTATTTCGAGTATCAACTGCTCTCCGCGCGCCGACAGGGTCGCATCCCGACCGTGCGCGGGGCGTCCTCGCTTGAGCTGTCCCTGGCGGACGACACGTCGCAATCGTGGTATGCGGTCGTCAAGGCCGCCTCCGACACCAATACCCCGACCGCCATGCGCGTGACGCTCCCGAACGGCGCCAAGATCTACTACAACGGCTACTGGTCGCTGTCGGACGTGCCCGAGATGACGGTCAATCAGGCGATGACGCTCGCCTGCTCGTTCTCGCTGTCGGGCCTGATGACCCGTTACGCCTCCTGATCATGTTCAAGATCAGCCCGCCGCAGACGTTCAAGGCGACGGTCAAGATCCCCTCCCCGGGCGGGGAGGTTCTTGATCTGTGCGTCCTCTACAAGCACCGCACGCGCGACCAGCTCAAAGCGTTCTGGGAAGACGCGACCGCCGGCAAGCAGGACGACCTACACGCGACGCTCGACATGATCGCGGGGTGGGAGGGCGTCGATGCGGAATTTTCCGAAGCGTCGCTCGCCGACCTGCTGCAGAACTACCACGGCGCCGCCGCCGCGCTGTTCTCGTCCTACATCCAGGAACTGACGCAGGCCCGCTTGGGAAACTGAGGGCCGCCGCCCGTGCCTTGTACGCGAAGCAGCCGAGCGACGATGAGTTGCGGTTGTTCGGCCTCACGCGCGCAGACATCGAGACGGCGGTAGAGGTCTGGCCGGAAAACTGGCCGGCAGTCCAGCTCTTCGCAGCCCTCGGGACGCAGTGGCGCATCGCCCATTGCGGGCGCACCGGGCTCGACTACAACGCCCTGCCGGTGGTGATGCGCCTGCAGCAGATTCCCCGCGCGCACTGGCCGGATCTCTTCGACGCGATCCGGACCATGGAAGACGCGGCGCTCACCGAAATGCACAAGGACGACACGAATGGCCAATGAGATCGCCACGCTCGGGATCGAGGTCCGATCCCATGGCGTGCAGCGGGCCGCGACGGACCTGCAGCGGCTCGATGCCGCCGGTGCGCGCGCAGAAGCCTCCACGGCGAGCCTGGCGCGTCACTTCACGACGCTTGGCGCGACGATCGCCGGCCTCGGCATTACCGCAGTGGCCGGTCAGATGCTGCGCGCGGCCGATGAGATGCAGAACATCGAGGCGCGCATCCGGCTCGTCACTGCCTCCAGTGCCGAGTTGGCGATGGTGCAGGGTGAACTGTTCCGGGCGTCGCAGGCGTCGCAGACGAGCTTTCGCGCGAACGCCGAGCTGTACACGAGCATGGCGCGCGCGACCGACGGGCTGGGCGTGTCGCAACAGCGCCTGCTTGCACTGACGGACGGCATCGGGAAAGCGCTCATCGTGTCCGGTGCCTCCGCAGCCGCCTCGGCTGGCGCGCTCACGCAGTTCTCCCAGGCGCTGCAATCCGGGACGCTGCGCGGCGACGAGTTCAACTCCATGAACGAGGGCGCCCCGCGGCTCATGAAGGCGCTCGCGGACGGCCTCGGGGTGGCGCGCGGCGAACTGCGCGCATGGGCGGAGTCCGGGCGCCTCACGACCGATGTCGTGCTGCCGGCGCTCGAAAAAGGACTGAAGAAAGTCGAAGCCGAGTTCGCACAGATGCCGCCGACCATCAGTCGGGCATCGACCGCCATCGGCAACGCGTTCGACAAGCTCGCCTCCGACGCTAACCGGGCGACCGGCCTCACCGCGACCGTCGCGGGCGGCATGACGGCGCTGGCGAACAACCTCGACACCGTGGCCAACGTGCTCGGGGTCGGGGTCGCCGCGGCGATCGGGAAATACGTCGCGGCGATGGGGCAAGGGGTCGCCGCCACGGTGGCGAACATCGCGGCGCAGCGCGCCTCCCTCGCAGCAGTAGCGCAATCCGAAGCGGCCGAGGTGCGCCGCGCGGCGGTCAATAAGGCGGCGGCGGTCTCCGAGATGGAGAAGGCGCGCGCGGCGGTCGCCGCGGCGCAACTGGAAATCGCCGCCGACCGCGAGCGGCTCGCCTCGACGGCGCTCATCATCCGCGCCGAAATCGCGCAGGAAAAGACCCGTCTCGCGGCGCAGATCAGCGACACCGGGCGCGCCGCGCGGCTGAGGGTGCTCGCAGACCTGTCGCGGCAACTGGCGGCAACGGAAGCGGCGGCGGCCGGCGTGGGCGCGAAGCTCACCGCCGTGCGCGAGGCGCAGACCGTCGCAACCAGTGCTGCGGCGGCAGCCACCGCACGACTCACCGCCGCGACGGCCGCATCGACGGCGGCATCGACTGCCGCCGCGGGTGCGGCGGGCCTGGCGCGGGGCGCGTTGGCGCTCCTGGGCGGCCCGATCGGTATCGCCACCACGGCGCTACTCGTGGGCGGGGCGGCGTGGCTGTCGTGGCGCGACAAGGCCGACAGCGCGACCGCTGATGTCGAGGGGGCCGTGACCCGGCGCATCAGTAACATGATCGAGAAACTCGACATGCTGAACGCGGGACTGGCGCGCGCCTCGCGCACGTCGTTCGAGCAGACGCTCGCGGCCGGCGAGTCGGAATTGAAGACGATCCGCGCCGAGGTCAAGTTCCTGAAGGACGCGCTGGACAGGCTCGACGAGAAAGGCGGGCGCGGGATGTTTTCGGACGCAGGACGGGAGATGCAGGACAAGCTCGCGACCTTCGCCAAGCGCCAGATCGAACTGGAAACGCAGATCGGCACGGCGCGGGCCAACGCCGCCAAAGTCGGGGCGGACGCGCTCGACCAGTACGTGAGCAAGTTCGCCACTAGCGAGCAGAAACTCACGAAGGCGCGCGAGGACATCGTCAAGGGGTTCGTGGAGGTCATCCAGCAGACCAGCCTTGACGGGGCATTTGACGCGGCGAACGCCTCGCACGTCGCGGCGCTGCGCCAATACAAGGCCGCGCTGGCGGAGCTCGACAAGAAAAACGAGCCGGCGAAGACGCGCACGCCGAAAGGTCCGCGAGAAGACCTGAACGCCGGCTTTGACGTGAATGCCGCGCAAGCATACGGGCGCGCAGTGGAATCGATTGCGCGCACGAATATCGAAGCGGGGCGCAGCACGCTGGAGCTCAACGCCGCGCAGGCGACGCTCTACGACCTGATGCGCTCGCCCGAGTGGGCGCGCATGCCCGAGCCGTGGCAGCAGGTCGCCATTGCACAAGCCGCCTCGGCGAGCGCGGCGATTCACGCCGCCACCGATCAGAAGCGCCTGAACGACCTGATCGCGGCCACCCCCACCGCGCAACTCGAAGCGCAGCGCCAGACGATGCAGTTCCTGGCGGATGCCTTCAAGGACGGCAGCATCAGCGCCGAGCAGTTCGGCGAAGCCGCCTCGACCGCGCTGGGCAACATCGCGCCGGAGGCCAAAAAGGCCACCGACATGATGGAGGAATTCACCAAGCAGGCCGCGCGCAACATGCAGGACGCGTTCGCCGACTTCCTGTTCGACCCGTTCGCGAATGGCCTCGACGGCATGCTCGCGGGGTTCGGGAAAATGTTGCAGCGAATGATCGCGGAAGCGGTCGCCGCCGATCTCGCCAACCGCATCATGGGGCCGAGCAAGAACGGCAAGGGCGGCTGGCTGGATCTCGCCTTTACCGCAGCCGGCGCCTACTTCGGGGGCGGCGCCTCGGCGGGCGCCACGAGCCCCGCGAACGTCTCGCGCGGCGGCAGCTTCACCCCGTCGTTCGACGGGGGCGGCTTCACCGGCAGCGGCCAGCGCATCGGCGGGGTCGATGGCAAAGGTGGCTTCAACGCCATCCTGCACCCCAACGAGCGCGTCGTCGATTTCACCAAAGGCCAGCGCGCGGGCAGCCCGCCCATCAACATCGTCGTCAATGTCGCCAGCGGCACGCCGGCCGAGGTCAAGCGGGCGGCCGGGGCTGGGGCGCGCGAGGCGGTCGGCGCATTCAGCCGCGCACAGAGGTACGCATGAGCGCATTTCTCGAGGAACGCCTGCCGGTGAATATCCGGATCGGTGCGTCCTATGCCGACGACTACAACGTCGAGGTGACGCGCACCGCGGGCGGCAAGGAATACCGCCGACTGGTGCACGGCATCCCGCTGCGCCGTTTCCGGGTGTCGTTCGCGCGCGCCAAGGCGACGCTATTCACCGAGGTCCAGGCGCTCTACCACCGGACCTATGGGCGCTTTGCCGGGTTTCGCGTGAAGGCGTTCGACGACTACACCACCAACGGCCAGACGGGCGCGCCCACGCCGGTCGATCAGGTCCTGCTGCGCGTGTCGGCCGGGGTGTATCAGCTGCGCAAGGAATACGGGGTGGGCGCCGCCGGGGTGTCCGGCATCGGGCGCCCTTACCGAACCCTCTTCAAGCCGGTCGCGGGCACCACGCGGGTGGCGGCGGACGGCTTTGAGCTCATGTCCGGGGTGGTGGTGGATACCACCACGGGGCGGGTGACGCTCACCCCAGACCCGGGCGAGGGCGCGGTCGTGACGGGCGGCTGCGAGTTCGACATCCCGTGCCGGTTTGATTCCGCCCTCGACGTGACGCCGGTCTCGACGACCTGGGCCGAAACGGCCGACATCGACATCGTGGAACTCATCGACCTATGAAAGCCGCCGTCGCCGACTACCGCTACCGCGTGATGTGCCTGCGCATCGTGCCCGTGCTCGGGGCCGCCATTCGCCTGACGCACCACCCGCGCGATCTCACCATGAGCAACGGGCAGATTTACAAGGCGTTTTCCGGGCACGACTTCACCGGCTACAGCGCCGGGGCGGGACTGTCGCCCTCCATGATCGACCTGGAAGGCGTAGCGGGGCTGGTCGGGATCACCCGCGCGGCGGTGCAGTCCGGCGTCTATGACGGCGCGCGCTGCTACCTGTACGCCACCACCTGGGCAACGCCGATTGAGGACGAAGAACCGGTCGTCGCCTCCATTCTCGGGCGCACCACGCTGATCGACGATCGGTTTCGCATCGAGGAAATGGCGCTGGTCGATGCGCTGAACCAATCGGTCGGCGACACCTATTCGCCTGCCTGCAAAAAGGTGTTCGGCGGGCAGGAATACGCCGGCTGCAAGGTCGCGCTGGCCCCCCTCACCGTGACCGGCGCCTTAACCGGCGTCACCAGCACGACGGTCTTTCGGGATTCGACGCGCACCGAAGCGGCCGACTACTTCGCGGCCGGCACGATCCGCTTCACGGCCGGGCTGAACGCCGGGCTCAGCCCCATCGAGGTGAAACGCTACGAGGCGGACGGCACGATTGAGATTTTCGAGCCGTTCTACTACGCCGTCACCGCGGCCGATGCCTACGAGCTGATCCCCGGCTGCCGCAAGCGGCTGGAAGACTGCCGCGACAAATGGAACAACGTGCTCAACTTCGGCGGATTCTCGTTCGTGCCGACCGGATCGACCTACGGCCAGGTGGGCACCAAATGACCGCCGACGACATCCTGGCCGCGGCGCGGGAAACGCTCGACACCCCGTTCATGCATCAGGGGCGCGTCGTCGGGCGCGGGATGGATTGCGCGGGCGTGGTGTGCCATGTCGCGCACCGCATGGGCCTCCCGTATGACGCGCCGACGAACTACCCGCGCTTGCCGTATCAGGGCCTGCTCGAAGCGACGCTCGACGCGCAGCCGGTGCTCGAGCGCGTGACCGGCGCCCCGCAGGCAGGGGACGTGCTGCTGTTGCGAATCGCCCGCGACCCGCAGCACGTCGCCATCTGCGCCGGCGACACGATCATTCACGCCTACGCCGAAGCCGGCAAATGCTGCGAGCACACCTATAGCGCCGAGTGGCGGCGGCGCACCGTGCGCGGGTATCGCTTCCGGGGGGTCGCATGAGCAGCACCGGTCAGGCACTTGGCGCGATCACCGGCGCAGTCATCGGGTTTTTTGCCACCGGCGGCAACCCGCTGGGCGCCCTCTATGGCGCACAGGTCGGGATGGGCGTCGGGGGGCTGATCGACCCGCCGAAAGGGCCGACGATCCACGGGCCGCGGCTCTCGGATCTGACCGTGCAGACCAGCACGTATGGCGCGCACATACCGCGCGTATACGGAGAGGTCGCCTCCGGGGGTAATGTCTTCTGGCTTGAGGGGAACAAGCTCAAAGAGGTCGTCAAGAAAAAGAAATCCGGCGGCAAGGGCGGGGGCGGCGGCTCCAGCACGAGCACTTACAGCTATTACGCCACTTTCGCGGTCGGCATCTGCAAGGGGCCAATCGGTGGCATCCGGCGCATCTGGATTGGGTCGAAGCTGGTGTATGACGCAGCGGCGCCGGCCGACAGCGTCGCGCAACTGACGAGTAAGGGCGCCACCGCCGCCGCCGTCAATCCCGCGCATATCTATCTCGGTACCGACGACCAGCAGCCCGACCCGCGCATGCAGGCCGACCGCGGCGTGGCGAATACGCCCGCCTATCGGGGGCTCGCCTACATCGTTTTTTACGACTACCCGCTGGCCGATCACGGGAACAGTCTGCTCGGCGCCCAGGTGAAAGTGGAGGTCGCGCAGGTTACGACGACCGTCAATGCCGTCGAAGTCTACGACCTGTCTGTCTATGACAACTATCTCGACACGTTCGTCTATAACCCGCTGCTGAATGAAATATGGGCCGTTCAGCATTTCCCCAACGGGATAACGCGAATTGACGCCGATACCGGCGCGCTGATCGGGCACATCGCGACGCCGTCGCTGTGCTACGGGGCGATCAAGTACAACCCGGTACGGCGGATCGTCACCTGTTCTCACGCGGCTGGGCTTTACGTGTTCTCAGCGCAATTCGCCACCTACGAAAGGTCGATGGCCTGGGGGGCGCTCAACTACATCTATCTCATTGACGTAACCAATGCGTCGACGTGGAGCGTCACGGGCTTCTCCTCGGATTGGAGTGGCGCGGTGTGGGTGGCCTCCGGTAGCGCGGAGCCGGCGGGCACGAACGGCGTCTTGAAGAAGATTGACCCGATCAACGACGCTGTCTTGGCGGAGTACAGCATCGGCATGGCGCCGCTGCGTATGGCGTTTGACGGCAACGGGCGCATCTGGATGATCCGGTGGGGGGTCGGCGATTATTCGGCGCCGATGCGGCTGTCCGTGTTCGAGCCCGGCTTCGGGGTCACAGCGGACTACAACGTCACTGCCGGCACCTGGGCGAACGACGTGTTGGTCTACGACAGCGACCGCAACTCACTGTGGCTGGAGATTTACCAAACGCTCGACCGGCACGACATCATCGAATTCGACATTGATACGCGCACATTCGGGCCGGTAAAAACGTTGCCGTACCAGTGGAGCGACATCGATGCAGCCAATCCCGTCGCCTACGACGCGTCGCGCCAGATCCTGTGGGTGGGCGGCGAGTACGGAATGCTCATGGGGGTCGATACCGCCACTGGGGTGGTGGTGACGACGGTCGATCTCGGCAACGACTACGGCATTTGGCAATCGGCCGACGTGGAGGTGCACAACGGCGTGATATGGGTGTGCGATGGCGGAACGGGGCTCATCGCCCGCATCGTCCCATTCAACCAAACCGTCACCGATGTGACCCTCGATGAGATCGTGTCCGCCGAGTGCCTGCAATCCGGCCTGCTGAGCGCCGCCGACATCGACGTGACGGCGCTTGCGCCCCAAGTGGTGCGCGGCTATCGGGTGACGCAGACCGGCGCCATCCGGGGCGCACTCGACCCGCTACAGGCCGCATGGCCGTTCGATGTCGTGCAGGCCGGCTATACCATCGACTTCATCCCGCGCGGGACGGCATCGGTGGCGACCATCACCGCCGAGGAGCTCGACGCCCGCGCGGACGGCGATAGCCCCGGCGCGCAAGTCATCCTGTCGCGCGAGATGGATACACAGATGCCGCGCCGCCTCACGCTCGGCTATCTCGATCCGGCGCGCGAGTACGACCCCGGCGAGCAGAGCGCGGAGCGACTCAATACCGCCTCCATCAACGTGCGCGAATCGGAACTGCCGATTGTCCTCACGGCAACCGAAGCGGCCGGAATGGCCGAGCGCCTGCTGCATCTGTACTGGCTGGAGCGCACCGAAGTCGGGCCGTTCAAGTTACCGCCGACGTACCTCGCCCTTGAGCCGGCCGACGTGATCACGGTCACGACGGACGATGCGACCTATCAACTGCGCCTCACCTCCGTGCACTACCTCCCTGACGGGCGGCTGGAGTGTCACGCCAAACTCGACGCCACGGCGGTCTATACGCCCGCCGCGCTGGGCGAGGAAGGGGATGCCACGGGCGGCGCCACGGTGGTGCTGAAAGGCCCGACCGTGGCGCAGATGCTGGACATCCCGCTGATTCGGCAGAGCGAGAGCGTGCCGGGCTGTCCGGTGGCGATCACCGGCTATCTGGCGGGTTGGCCGGGCGGCATCCTGTACCGCAGCACCGACGCCGGGCAGACGTGGGAGGACATCGCCGCGATGCTGCCGCCCGGGTCGAACATCGGCGCCGCCAGCAACAGCATCGGGGCGGGGCGGACCGACATCATCGACACCGCAAACGCGCTCACCGTCAATATGCATAGCGCACTGGAGAGTGTCACCGAACTGCAGCTGCTCGCCGGGGCCAACCTCTTTGCCTACGGCGCAGACGGTCGGTGGGAGATCATTAGTGCTCAAGACTGCACGTTGCAAGGCGACGGGTCGTGGGTGCTGACCAACTTGCTGCGCGGGCGCTACGGCTCCGAGTGGGCCATGACGGCGCACGCGGCGGGCGATACGGTGGTGTCGCTCACCGAAGCTGGGCTGCAGTTCGTGCCGGTCGAATCCAGCGTGATCGGGCTCGGCCGGCTATACCGGGCGATCACGGCGGGCGCTTCCGTGGAGAGCGAGTTCGACACCCCTTTCACCTACCGCGGTGTCAATCTGGAGTGCCTCGCGCCCGTCTATCTCAACGGCAACCGCCACCCGAGCACCAACGACTGGACGCTGACCTGGCTTCGCCGCACGCGCTACGGCGGCGAGTGGCGCGATTTTGTGGATGCGACGCTCGCCGAGACGGCCGAATCGTATGAAGTCGAGATTTACGACAGCGCCTACACCACACTGAAACGCACGCTCACCGCGACCAGTGCCACGGTCGCCTACACGAGCGCGCAGCAGGTCACGGACTGGGGCTCAAACCAGAGCACCCTCTACGTGAAAATCTACCAAATGTCGGATGTAGTCGGACGCGGCTACCCGCTCACCACCAGTATCACGAGGTAACGCCATGGCCGACTCGACCACCAATCTCGACGCCCTCACGCAATCACAGAGCAGCAAAGAGGTCACCGTCAATGCCGCGCTGGACGCCATGTCGCGCGCCGCAGACCTCAAGCGTCGCGCCTCGACCTGCTCCGGGCTGACGTTCGGGTTTTACGGCACCCCGCGCTGGTATATCAACGCGACCGCGACCGCGAAGGCCAATGGGACGGTCACGCTCACCGCCTCCTCGACGCGCTACGTCGCGGCGGACCGCGCACTGGCGGTCACGGAGTCGGCGACGGCGTTCCCGGCCGACAAGCTCGCCCTGTATAAAACCGTCACCGGCACGGCGACCGTGACGAGCTACGAGGACCACCGCGACACGCATCACCAGGTTCGATTCCTCTACGGGCGCTTCACGCTCGCCATGGCCGATGCCAACAAGACGCTGACCTATGAGCAGGCCATGTGCGAATCCATGGAGCTCGCCGGCGCGCTCACCGCGCTGCGCGATGTCGTCGTGCCGCTGGTGCCGCGCGCTTACACCGTGTTCGCCAACGTGACGGGCGGGTTCGGCGTGCGGGTCATCGGCGCGAGCGGGACCGGCATCACAGTGGCGGACGGCAAGCGGGCGATCGTCGAATGCGATGGCACGAACGTCGTCCGGATCACCGCCGACGTGTAACGCCCGTCGTACCGGGCCCCGGCTATTCAAGCCGCTCACCGATCGCGCCCGCCGCGAGGCGTTCGCACGCGTCGCGCATGATTTCGACCCCCCCAATAGGTAAGCACCGTGACCCTTACAAACAGGACGCCGGACATGGACGTAATGATCAAAGCATCGGCCGCCACCGGCTACACGGCAGCCGGGGGGACCGTGATCCTCGGGCTCACGACCAACGAGTTCGCGGCGCTTGGTGGCCTGATCGTCGCGGTGGTCGCCTTCGTGGTCAATGCCGGCATGAACTTCTGGTTCCGGCGCGAGCACCTGAAACTCGCACAGAAGCGCGCCGAGCAAGGCAAGCCGGCGCAGGACGAGGAGTAGCGCCATGAGCGCCTACAACTGTCTCGGCGACGCGCTCGACCGCTGGCACACCCGGCACGGCTACATCGTGTTCCGCACCTCGGAGCACGCATGGAGCGAGGCGCAGCCGCGCTGGGTGCTCCCACACGCGATGCACATCGACACCGCCGGGCGGCTTACGAGCTACGTGCCGCACGGCGATCTCCCGCACCCGCTGCATGCGCTGTTTCCGGGGTTCCGTGGCAAGACCTTGGACCATGATCCGGCCCCGGCGCCACCCATGCCGCTACGCGGGATCGTCATCGGGTCGTGGCTGCTCGCCATCGGCGCGACGCTATGGGCAATGTCTGTGCTGTGGCGCCGGTGGAGGGGCAAATGATCCCGCCGCGTATCGCCATTGCGGCGCTGACGCTGTCGGCGTCCGCCTTGGTCGGTATTGCGGTGCACGAGGGTTACCGCGGCGAGGCATACGACGATGGGGTCGGCGTGCAAACCATCGGATTCGGTACCACCGAAGGGGTCAAGCCGGGCGATCGCATCACGCCGGATCGCGCACTGGTGAAACTGCTCGCCGACGCCTCGCGCTTCGAGCGCGCGGTGAAGCGCTGCGCCCCGGTGCCGATGCACCCGTGGGAGTTTTCGGCCTTCGTGTCCCTCGCTTATAACATCGGGGAGGGCGCGTTCTGTGGCTCGACGCTCGTCAAGAGGCTGAAGGCGAGCGACTACGTCGGGGCGTGCCAAGAGGTCTTGCGATGGAACAGAGCCGGCGGTCGCGTGATGCCGGGCCTCGTGAAGCGCCGCCAAGCTGAATACACGCTGTGCGCCGGGGCGCAATGATGGACGCCCGCCTGCTCGACACCGTCTCGATCATCACCGCGCTGGTGCTGCTGCCGATGGTGGGCGTGTCGGCCTACGCCTACATCAGCGGGGCGCTGACCTTCGCCGAATATGCCGCCATGTGGCGCGAGCCGCTCGCGCTGCTGCTGGGCTTCTGGTTGCGCGGCGTGAGAACGGACGCATGACCACCCCCGTCACCCTGCCGCCCCCGTCGCGCTGCCTCGATTGCCGCAACTGCGACGCAAGGACGGTCGGCGGCGAGCAGCGTCTCATGTGCCGCGACGGGCACCTGTTGCACCCGGAATGCGCCTGGTTTTCCCTGCGCAGGCCATCGATCGCCGTTGAACGAAGGAGGACGTGATGGACGCAAATCAAGCAGTGCTGTGGTGGCCCGAGTTTTTCGCGCAGCTCGTGCGCAGCGTCGTCGCGCCCGAGCCGCTCTCGACGAAGAACGCCGAGCTCAAGACACCCGCACCGAAGGAGGCGTGATGTGTCCCGCTTATATGCTCTGGCCGCTGGCGCTCTACTCGCAATGGTATGTCTCGGCCTGGCAGGCTGGGGAGGCTATGCGGTCCGAGATGCTCGATGCAGTGCGGCAGCGGCCGCCGTGCGAGCGGACACTGCGGACGCCCTTGCTGTCCTTGCACGTCAGTACGCTGACGTGGACGCGCGAGCATCCGCCGCACGAGCGCAAGTCAGGCGACTATCTCAAAGCCGTCTAAAGGGGCGTCAGGATGAAATCCGCGTGCTGCCTGCTCGCGATTGTGGCCTGTCTGTCGCTGAGCACAGGGTGCTCCACGGCGCCTATTGTGACCGCCACCCTGCCGCCCCCGGCTGCGTGCCTGATGCGCTGCGACCCGATGAGCCCGCCGCCGGCCCCGCGCGACAACATGAGTCGCCTGCTGTGGGAATTGCAGGCGATTGACGAGTACGCCAACTGCGCCGCGCTGCATGACGAGTGCGCCGACCTGTCGCTGCAGCGGATGAAGCGGTAGCGGCTACGCGTCCTGGCGGCCGCAAAGGCGGTCGCGCAGAGCAGAGTCAGGCGTGCGCAGGGCGATCGATTCGCGTGCGCCACGGGCAGGCGCCTCCGGCTCCCCGCGCCCCCGCCGCACTTCCTCCGCGAGCAGCAGGCACACCACGCGCCAGCCTTGCGAGTCGGCGTGGAAGGTCTGCCCGCGGCTCCACTCGTCGGCGAAGGCCAGGCACTCGTCGATGGTCATGTTCAGTTTCATGGCGCGTCCTCGTCGGACAGAGCGCGGATGGCGGCGGCAATGTCATCGCCAGTCGCAACGCGGAACATCTCGTCGGCAACATTGGCGCAACGCTCGCGCTCAACCCGCAGGCGCTCGTGCAGGGCGGCGTCGTCGGGTGGAGTCGCCGCAAGAGCCGCGCGCACTGTCATGGCGGCCCCAGGCTCGTCAAATGTACGATCAACCTTGGCACCCTCAAACCAGCACGCGATGCAGTTCAGCGCATCGCGCATCACACATTCACGCGCCTGCGCCGCTGCCAGATCCGTGCGCAGGCGCTCAATCTCGTCGGCGGCCTCCCGCACGTAGTTCGTTCCGTGCTGATCGTACAGGCGCCTCAGTCGTTCCGTGATGTCCATGCGGTTCTCCATTTGTCAGTCCATCTCGTCCGCCAGATCGCCCATGTCCGGCGCGCAGCAGGTGCCGCGCGAGCAAAATCGCGCACGATCAGCCCCAAATGCGCCCCAAATTCATCGCGAGCGAGGCAAGCAGTTGAATGAACAGGAATCATACGTGAGTTCGAATCTCACCGCTTCCGCCAATCATCACCCACCTTAGCACGCATTAAACCGCGCAGATACAGGGCTTTGGTCGCATCGTCGATTTTCTGTAAGCCGGCTCAAGGTGGTTTTATGTGCCCCAAACTGCCCCAAATCAGCCCCATGCTTTCGGCATAGATCCAAAGTCACCTTATCCCGCCTTCTTCGCGCTCGCCCCGAACCCGCTGTAATCACCCGCGAGCGTCACGCCGTCCGGCTGCCGGATGTACCGGCCGTAGTGCCGGCGCACCATCTCGACGGTCGAATGACCGAGCAGGTACGCCACGAGCAGTTCGCGCTCGCCCGCCATCAGCAGCCGCGACGCGAACGTGTGCCGCGTCTGGTAGGGGTTCCGATACCGCACGCCGGCGCGCCTCAGAACGATCCGCCAGCGGTTGCGGATCTGCTGCGCGCTCGCCCACCGCTGATGGTCCGCGCCGGTGAAGACGTACGGGCTGCGCAGCTGGCTGATCGGCCGCATCGTGGCAATCGCCTCAAGGGCGGCGGGCAATAGCGGCACGTCGCGCACCGACCCGGTCTTCGTGTCCTTCTCGCGCGTGCCGATCTCGGCGTCGACGACGTTGTCGCAGACATGGGCGTAGCCCTGCAGCCGATCGAGATGGTCCCACTTCAGCGCGATCAACTCACCGGTGCGCAACCCGGCCGCGAAGGCGAACTGGAACAGCGCGCGCTCCTCAGGCCGGTCGCAGGCGGCGATGATCGCCGACACCTCGGTATCGTTGAACGGATCGACATCGTCGTCCACGCCCTTCCTGGCGCGCGGGATGACGCGTTTGAGCTTGATCGGATCGAGTGGATTCGCTGCGATGAAACCGTCTGCGACAGCCTGGTCGAGCACGGTCGAGAGTAGCGCGACGCAGTTCCTGGCGGACTTCGGCGCGAGCGCCCCGGCCAGCTCCGCGACCCAGGGCCGCAGCGCTGCGGTCGCCAGTTCATCGACTGGCGTGTCGCCCCACTTCTTCTTGACGCGGGCCTCGCCCCATCGGGCATAGCACGCGATCGACGACGGGGACATCACCTTCGCGGCGCGCGCCGCATCGAGGTAGGCATCGACCAACTCGCCGACCTGGCTGGGCTTCTTGGCCCGCCCCTGCCGCTGCGCCTTCTTCGCCGCGCGCGACTTCGGGAACAGTGTCGTGTAGTCGAAGGTGCCGCGCTCAATCGCGTTGAGCACCTCCGCGCGGAGACGGGCTGCATACTTGATGTTCGCCGCGGTGGCCGGGATATCGAGCGTCTCGCGGTGGCGCCGGCCGTTGAGGTTGAAGCTGATCCTTATGCGGTCGCTGCGCGCCCCCGGGCGGATTTCAATTCCTTCGGGACACACGACGCGACGAGAGGCTGCTGCTCGATCCATTGATTGACCGCCGGAATGCTGATCCAAAGGGTGCGCGGGCCGGTGCGCCGGTAGTGCTTGCCGGCGGCCCATGCGCCGTCGCGGATGCGCTCGCGGACGGCGTCGATCGACTCGCCAGAGAGCAGGCAATACTGCTCCGCGCGAATCCAGTGTAGTTGAAGGATGTTGTGCTCGGGCTTCATGCTTCCTCCCTGTGTTCGCCCATCGTATCGCCCAGCCGCTCCCGCGCATACCGGCCGCGGTGGTCGTCACTCTTCATGGCGGTCAGTTCGCGCAGAAGTCTGTCGCGCTTCTCGTCTGATACCTTCTTCGCCAGCTCGCAGTCCGCAAGCGCCGCCGTGCCTTCCGGCCAGCCGCACCAGTTCAGGTGGTCGCCGATGACGCAGGCGACGAGCCATTCTTCGCCGGTCGGCTCGTGGCGCACGGTGTCGCCGGTATCGATGTCGGTCATGCCGGCTCCTTGGAATTTTCAGGCGCACCCACTGCCGCCCGCACCAGATCCATCTGCGTGCGCAACTCGACGAGCTCGTACATCTGTTCGCGATACACGTCCATGTGCCGCTCCAGTTGCTCGCGCAGCCGAGTGCTCTCGGCTTCGAGGCGGCGCATCTTGTGCAATTCCTGTTTGGTCATCTCGTACTCGTCTCCCTGTGTCGAGCCAACCCGGTGATCTGGGCGTTATGCGACATGTGTCGCGTCAATTCGTTAACGCGACATGTCCGTTGAATTCAAGTTGGGCGGCACCCGCCGCGCCAAAAACTCCTGCGCATCCTGAAGATCATCGAGGCTTTCAAAGCCGACGATGAGTCGATAACCGCTTAGGTGAGCCTCGCTCATCAGATAGCAGCGCCGTGCGAGTGGGTTGATCTCCGGTTGGCTAGCTTGCTTTTCGCCTGCCTCAAGCCAATCCCGTAGGCGCTCGCCCATCGAGCACGGCCAATCCAGCGCCCGCATAATTAGTACGTTCAACTTCATCTTTCCCCCTCCGCGCCCAACTGGCGCATCGAGAGCGGACCCTGCGGGCCGCTCATGCTGGATCGTTACGCCGCTCAATCTCCCACCATTGATCGTCTGTCATGGCTGCGTTTGGTGTCAATTCACGGCCTCGCAAAGCCGTTCCATCTCCTGTCTTGGAACAGGCTGAAATGGATGCATATCGCGCTTTGCATCTAGGTACGCCTTGTACGCGTCGATTGGTGAGTCAAAGGCGCCAAGGAAAGCCCTGTTCCCGTTGGCGCATATGCGCGAATACCATTTCTTGTGTTTATTGTTCCAATGCACCCCAACAAACCCAGAGGTGTTTTTGGAGCTACGCTTCATGTTTTGCCCATTCTCTGCTGCGCTTGCATGGCGCAGGTTGGTGGCACGGTTGTCGTTGCGCGCCCCGTTTATGTGGTCGATACCGCTAGGAGGGAATGAGCCTTCAAGGAAGGCCATAGCCAGCCTGTGCGCTTGGTATCGTTTGCCTTGAAACGAAATTTGGACGTAACCGGAATGGAGCAATAAACCTGCAACCTTGCCGACAATCTTTTGACGGTGAGGATTTTTTACCCAAACGAATTGGCCGCTACTAGGGTTGTATTCCAGATACTGGCGCATCATCGCAATTAGGTCAGGCTCCATAGATACCCCCGATATCTTGCATTGCCCATGAAATCTTCGTCGTCGTGATCGCGCTCAGAATCGCCCCCTCGGCCAGCGCAGGTATCCGCCCGATGGTCGCCTCGAATTCCTCGCGCGCCTGCTCGACGAGCCGCGGCGTCACCGCCTGCCCGCGCTCCAGCCGGTCCGCGAGTACGCCCATGTGATAGAGCCGGATGTCTGCCGCGATGCGTGCCCAGAAGTCGCACCACCCGCGGATCGCCGGGGCGATGGCGCACCACGTTGCGCGCTCGGTCACGCCGTCGTCGCACTCGGGCATGCGCATGACGGGCAGGCCGTCGATCTCGTGCACCTCGCCGGTGGCGAGCAGGGCGAAGAGGGCGCGCATGGGGCTGGCGATCACGGCGGCCTTGCGCTGCTTCTCGGCGCGGTGCAGGCCGGCGGCGATGAGCGGATGCAGGCCGACGTGGCGGGCGCGCTTTCTCACTTGATCATTTCCTCAGCTGCCCATGCAAGTGCGAGCGATGCGATTAGTAGGTCCTCACTCGACGATGTGCGTCCTGTAATGAAATCCAGCGTTGCCCAACTCACCATGCCGAACATGAGCAGCAAGAGGCGCCGATAGCGGCTCATTTGCCCACCTCCTCGGCCACGGGCGCGGCAGCGATGAAGTACTCCGACTCGCGACCCATGGGGCACAGCCGCGCGGTCCAGGGGGTTTTGTGTCCGAAGTTGCGGTCTCGGTAGCGGGCGCACTCGGTCTTGCGGTCGCAGGCGTAGCCCTTGCAGCGGCACACGTCGTGCGCTAATCCGGTCATTTGCCCATCTCCTCAGCCTTGGCGCGCAGGGCTTCTCTCGCGTATATAAACGGCTCGGCGTCTGAGCATTCTTCATTGCACGCCGCCGCAATCCGCTCCATGAGATCCGCCCCCATCCGCAGCCCCTCGACCATAGCGAGGCGGACGAGAGCAACCAGATCAACTGTTGGCTCTGTGACCTCATACGGGCCGGTGGAGTAGGTGAGGGCGCTGTACGCCTTGTCACCAAGGGCCTCCCGCGCCAGTCGCAGGGCGAGTTCTCGGGTGTCGGTCATGGCAGGCTCCTGCCGATCTCGGCTGCCGCGCGGACGATTGCACGTCGGGTGGCTGCGTATGGATCATTGGCATTGTTGACTGTTGGGCTCTGAACGCTGCTGTTCACGATTACGTAATTCGCTCCAAAAACGATACTCATGCTTAGCTTCACCGCCAGCCGCAGCGCATCGCCATCGTCGGTGAGCGGATTCCATGCTACGAACTTGTTACGCTGCAAGTAGCCGACCTCTATGGTGTCGTCAGGGCAAAACTTCACATCGATCCCCGCCGCCTTCGCAGCCAGCTCCAGTAATTCACGCTCCGTCATTGCGCGTCTCCCATGGCGCGGACCGCCCCCGCGTTTTCCAGCAGCTCGTTGTAGTAATCCTTCCGGATGTGGACCCACGGGCCGCAACCAAAAGACAGCCCACCTTCGCTGTCGCGGCCGCGGCCGAACTCCAGCGCGTAGTCCTCTGCGCGCTGATCGAGAAACTCCGCGACCCGCTCCCGCTCCTGCGCCAGTCGGGCACGCAGCGCGGAGTCGTCGGACGGGAGGGCGAGGGCGTCGTCGATAGCGGCGAGGTCATCACAATCCGGAGCGCCTTCTGAATTCCATAGCAACCGCAGCGCCTCCCGCATCTGCTGCTCGCGGGCCTGCGCTGCGGCGAGTTCGGTGCGCAGCCGCGTGACCTCGTTTTCCAGTTCGATCAGCTTGTCGTTGTTGTAGTAGCCTGCCATCACCTCACCTCCGGCTTCGGTGCGGCGGCGAGCATGTAGGCCCACACGTGCTCTGTAACGCCGTACGTCGTATGGGCGTCCGACAGGCGGATGTCGTCGAACGCGCCGTCCATCATCTCGATGGTTGGCTCCACCGGGACCATCTGCCAACCCTCCGGCGCGCTCTGTGCCCGCAGCGCGCCGAGTTCGTTCGACTGGTCCTCGATGAGTGCAGCCATGCGGCGCACTTGCTCCGCAAGCGACGTATCGCCGCCATCGGGCGGGTCCATGAATTCGACTGAAGGGATTGCGGCAGAAACTGCGTCAAGCTCCGCGCGCAGCCGCGCCACCTCCGCTTCAAGGTGCGCGTTCGTGTTCAGGTAGTTCATTCTCAGCGTCCTCGAATTTCGGTGATTGCCTCGATCGCAAACTCCTGCGACCACGGGTAGCGCATGGCGCCAGACGCGGCGGCGTGCCAGCGCAGGGCGGCGAAGCGGATGATGCGCACGCGCGCGGCGTCGAGTTCGGCGCTAATGAATTCGTCGACGGACGAGGCACAGCCGTAGCCGGAGAAGATGGCTTCGAGCGCACCGAGTTCGTCGCCGTCGCAGTCGGCGTACAGATCGATGGTCATTTAGCGCTCCACTCCAGCGTATTGCGCCCGTTCACGAACGCCTCGCGAACGCTCACCAGCTCGCGCAGCTCCATCCGCTGCAGGCAGCGCCGCGCCGCGCTCGGGGTTGTGCCGACGAAATGCGCGAGCGCGGTGGTGGTGCCCGGCCCGGACTCCAGTGCGGCAAGGAAGTCGTCCTGCATCCCTATCGGCGTGACCTGGCGATAGGGCTTCTCGCGCGGGGCGGGGGTGCGCACGGGCTCCGGCAGCGGGTGCGGGGCGGCGTGGCCGAACAGCAGCGCCCAGTGGGTCGGCAGTGCGGCCGGCTGGGCGATGCCGTTGGCGGCGGAGAGTTGGGCGGCGAGGTTCATGCGGCCTCCTTGCCGGCCCATTTCGCAAACGACGAGAGGTACAGATTGCGCCCAATCCCGCGCTGCTCGAACAGCACGCCGGGCTCATCATGGTTCAGCGGCTCTCCGGTCGCGTTCCAAAACTGCGACGGCCTGTACTCCGGGCCAATTGCAATCACGGTGCGCTGCGTCTTGCCGGCGCCGCGGTTCGTGTAGGTCTTGCCGACCTTGATCTCGTTCGGGCTCATGCGGCCTCCTTTTGCGCCATGCAGGCGGCGCACTCGGGTAGGGTGAGGGCGGTAGTGGTCATGGCCGTTTCCTCAGAACGGCACGTCGTCGGAGAAGTCGCCAAAGCCGCTGCCGCCCTCTGCGGCGGTCTTGGCGGACGCTTTCTGCTCGCGCTGCGGTGCGGGCTGGCTGCGCTCCTGCTGTGCGCCGTCCCGCTTGCCGAGCAGCGTCAGGTCATTGACGCGAACATCCAGGCTCGTGCGCTTGTTGCCGTCCTTGTCCGTGTATTCGCGGTTGGTCAATTCGCCGCCCACGCCGACAAGCTGGCTTTTCAGAAGGAATGGCGCGACCGCTTCGCCGCGCTTTCCCCACATCTGGCAGCGCGCCCAGGTGGTAACGGCCTTGTCTCCGTAGCCGGACTTCACGCCGACCGAGAACGAGACGACGGCATCGCCGTTGGGTGTTACGCGGCTCTCACAATCAGCCCCAAGATTCCCGGTAAATTGCCATGCGTTCATGCTGCCCTCTTCGATAGTTGTTCAAGAATTTCGACGACGCGCGCTTCGGCCTCTGCCACCGCTACGGCCAGTTCCGCAATAAAGGCGTCGTCACGCTCGATGCGCTGGATGTAAAGGCGGTGCGGTTCCGGCATCCTTGGGTCATAGCTGACGAATTCCCACCACGCGCGGCCCGTCACCCACATGCAGCCCTGTACCTGCGGGACGTACTCATCAGGTATGCCGGACATCAGCCGCTCGAGATGCACCAGTGAGGACTTCGGCGACTTCATTTCGATGCCGCCATCAGCGCCGATGAGCCCGTCGGGCGAGCATCCCGCCATCGGGTAGGCCGGGTGCGCGATGAAGCCGGCCGGCGTGATGAGGTTGCCGCTGGCGAATTCGTAGGCTTCGGCGGCGAACGGCTCGACCTCGCGCCCCCACCGCAGCGCGAAACCGTCCGGGCCTTCGTCCTGTACGCCGGTAAGGCGTTCGCAGGCGACTTGCCAACAGAGCGTATGCCACGCCTTCAGCTTCTCGCCGGTGCGCTTGTTGCGCGCGAGGACGTCGACGAACTTGCTGCCGGTCCATCGCCCGCAGCGGTCGGCGCGCCATGCTGCCGTGCGTTGCAGTTCTTCACTCATGGCTCGCCTCCGCGGGGATCGACGCGGCGACGGTCTTGAGGCGTGCGTGCTCGTCGGCGCCGATCATGCCGCGCTGTTCCTTGGTGAGCTTTTGCCATACGCCGGCATACGCTTCGATACCTTGCTCGGCGGCGACGATTTCCAGGTCGGCGACGAGCTTCATGCGCTCTTCGGTGTTCTTGATGGCGACAGGGCGAGCAGAAGCGGCGGCTTGCGTGCCGGTCTGGCGCCCCGGCGTCACATCGATCTCCGCGATGCGCTCGGCTTCGTCCTGGTCGAAGATGCCGACGTAGCCGAACGCGAGGCGGGCGCACTGAATCATGGACTTGTGGCGAAGCATGCGGCGCGGGTGCGACTTCCACGGCTGCGCGTTGTCGCGACGACACTCGCTGAAATACTCGGTGACGCTGATCGGGTGCGAACGATCCTTGCGGTAGATCGTGCAGGTACATTCCTCGCCGTCCTGAGATAGCGCGAAGTCCATGCCGTCGAACTGCGGGTTCTCGTTGATGATGCGGCTCCAGCCATCGACGCCGACCACCGGCACGATCCCGTTGTTCTTGTCAGGGAAGGCGTAAATCTCCTTGGTCCAGGGGTTCAGCCCGTACTGATTGGCGACGATCATCAGCGCGGTCAATTGCGCATCGCTCGCCGGCCCCTTGAACGCTGTGGCCTTGAGGACGCCTACAAGCTCGGCGCCGTTCTCGCCCATGCCGAATTTCTGGGCAAGGCTTGATGTCAGGGTGGTAAGTGCTGTGCTCACTGCAATCTCCTTTGGCGTGACTCTGCCGCCGCTGGTGGGTTAGAAATACTTCGACGCCCGCTCCACATCCCGCCGCACCTGCTCGGAGCTGCGCCCGTCGTGCTTGGCCTTGAGCCGCGCCAGTTTCGTTGCGCACCCGGCGAGATACTTGTCGGCCTGCTCGCGCTGGGCCTCGATGAAGGATTCCAGTCGCGCGATCTTGGCGGCCTCTCGGTTGCGGCGGCGGGCCTTCGCGACGCGCAGGTAGTGTCTTGCCAGCGTGATCAGGCTCATTTCTTCGACTCCTTACGGAACAGGAAAGCGATCGCCGGGCTCGGCTCCCGCTCCTCGTCAGCGATCACGGCGGCAAGCAGGTCCATCGCGGTCAGATGGATGTTGCATCCGTCGTGATGCCGCCCAGTGACGAGCATCCCGAGGCTGTAGAAGTAGGGCGCCATCATTTCGCCGACTCCACCTTCGCGATGGCGGCCCGCGCCCGATTCTTCGCCCACGCCTCGAAGTCGGTCGGATCGTCCCATTCGACGGTGTCGGCGTTGGCGATGTAGCGCAGCTCCTGCAGGAGTTCGTCGCGCTGGCACTCAAGCCCTTTTGCGTATTTCTCGATTCCACGGAACGACCAGCCGCCGGCTAGCGCGTCATCGTTCAGTCCCTCAAGCGCATTCACGCATGCGCAGATGCGTCGCGCGTTTGCTCTGTTTTGCGTGTCCGTGTCGCTGTATCCGACATCAGCAACGACGCGGCCGGACTTCGCGCGAATCGCGTGCAGGGTGTCTGTCGGCTCACATGCCGACCACGGCTCTTTCGTCCAGTCGCTCATCGCTCAATCCTCCGTGCAGTCCGTTGCGTACACCGCAATCTCGCGGATCGCGCTCATCGCCTTGCCGCGGTCGCCCGCCAGATCCGCTACGGCGGCAATGCCGAGCCAGGTGCGGATCTCCCTGATGATCTCGTCCATCCCGATGGCGTCGTCCAGATCGTCCCCGGCGAGGCGCGGATCGTCGCCGAGGTCGCCGGGGCCGGGCATGGCGCGTGTGTTGCTGCTGTACGTGGTCATGCCTATCTCCCTTGTGCGTTCAGTGCTGAGACTGCTTCTCAACCACCAGCGCAACCGCATCCGCAATCGTGAGGACGCGCTCGGCCTCTTCGTCGCTGATGCCAATGTCGAAAGCTTCCTCAACGGCCATCACCATTTCGACCCGGTCGAGGCTGTCGAAAGCCAAGTCCTCGACAAACCTGTCGTCGGGCCGGATGCCTTCAGGGCGCGTAACAATCGCCCACTCTTTGGCCAGCTTCGTCACCTTCGTCAAAATTTCCGCCTGCATGGCTATCTCCCTCGTCGTGTGTCATTTGGTCCCGATCCCAGCTTCGGCAGTGGCTGCCACCGCGATCAGCCCGCGGCATGCGGATGCAGGCGTTTGTGGCGGCCTGCCAGCGCTGCAGCTCTCAGGGTGAGCTGCCGACCACACGGGGGGCGACTGCCGAGGGAGGCGCTACCTCCGACGTCGCTGCAGTTCGTCACAATCGCCCTTCGTGTGGTGACCGGTTACGCCGGTCAGTCGTCGCGGCTATACGGGGCGGTTCAGATCGAAAGCGCGGCCAAGCCCTTCGTGCTTCTTCACGTCTTTCGCTGGCACGAACTCCATTTCGTACCCATCCGGGTAGTGCGCCTTGTAGGTCTCGTGCCGGTCAGGGCGCTCCCCCTCCGTTACACCCAGGTCGCCCGGCACATACGCCTCGTGACTGCACCAGTGCGAACCAAGCACCGTTCCGTCTTCCGCCATTGCGTAAGCGACGCCGTCGCCGCCGTCGCGCACATTGGAGAAGCAAAAAATCTTCGGCTTGTTCATGTCCCGTCCCTCTCCCGCTAAGCTGTCCGTGATGTCTTGGTCGGCACTCACCATCCGCCGCTCGCCTATCGAGCCGTCACCCTTCCGGGCTGGTGTCGCGGTGCTCTCGGTCCCTGCCATGTCCGCCGCCGATTCAGCGGGAGGTTCCGGTCATTTCCCCCTGACCGGCGCCCGGGTGGGACGGGCGGTATGCGGGGGTGATTCAAAAGCGGCTGGATCGGTTAGCGGAGGACGGAATCGGGATCTGCGCACACGGCGCGATGAATGACCCGGCCGAGATGTAATCGGGCGCATCCAGGCAGCCGAGCGTGCAGGTCTGCAGAATCGGCGAGCCGGTCACGCGGAACGCCTCGGCCACCGCGCTGGGCCGCAGATGGTTGCCGCCCGTCGCGTGGATGACCGCGGTGCCAACCTCCGGGAAGTCCTTGAAGCGCTTGATCGTGTCCATCACGGCAGCACCTGCAGCGCCAGCGTGAAGGGGCTCGTCATGTCCAGGCTCAGCAGGCCCGCCACCGCGACGACGCCGACGACGAACGCGCCGACGATCACCCAGGCCAGCACGTTGCGCGACTTCTGCCGGTACACCAGTTGCTGTCTCGCGTAGCTCATGACGATCTCCTAGTTCGACTTCGGGGCGGCGGCCAGCGCGGCGGCCAGCGAGCCGTGGTACAGGATGGACATCGCGGCCAGATAGGCGGCGATTGACTGGTCCTTCGGGTGCGGGGCTTGGATCTGCATGGCGGCGTCCTCGGTGGGGTGGTGGGGTGTTGGACTCAATTATCCATATCAGGACGCTACAGTCAAGCCATATTCGGCTATTTTTTCGCGCAGACGAAAAAAAACCCGCACCGGCGGGTCTGGTTGAGGGGTGAGGCGCGGTCAGTTGACTTGCGTCAAGCGCACCGGGTCCGGCATGTTGATCGTCACGCGCTCGATGTGCCCGTCCGCGTACCTCAGGGTGGCACTGAGCGCCATGAGTCCGGGCGTGCTTCGCATCAGCTCTCTAAGCTCCGCATCGAAATCTGGCGAAGCAAGACATTCACTGGCAATGGCTAGATGCATGTCGACCGTCACAAACCCCCCCGTGCCCGTTTCCGGGTAGTGCGTATTGAGTAGGGGAGTATTACAGGTTGCGCACAGGGGACGCAATTACACGAAATACATAGACACCAGCGCGTCGGCGCCATGATCGGCGCACCGGGATGCCCAAGACCCGCACTGGGCGCGGGATTCAGGCGTCAGGCGTCACCGATCGGAGTTCGGTCCGCAGTGTGACATACGTCACGATCTGCGCGCGATCCGCCTCTGGCAGTGCCGCGAGCATATGCGCTACGTCGCGACAGGTGCGCTCGACCGGCGTCGCATCGGCGTCCGCCAGAAACTCGACCAACGACAACCCGAAGGCGGCGGCGATCGCCTCCAGGTTGTCGATCGTCACCGACACGTCGGCCAGCTTCACGCGGCGGACGGTGCCATAGCCCACGCCAGACTTGTCTGCGACTTTCTGCAGCGTGTCCAGGCGCGAGCTCTCCATGAGCCGCGCGAGGTTGCGGGCGGCGGTTTCGCGTGCTTTTCCCATACGCAAATTATCCTCATTCGGATAGTCCACATGCGGCCATTGCATTAAAGTCCGGAGATGGATATTCTGTCTCGCATGCGCACCAATCACGAACCGCTCCTTGATTACGTCCGGCGCCGCCTGCGGGAAACCCGCGGACTGCACAAGGACATCGCCGACCAATCCGGCGTTCCTTACCACACGATCACCAAGATTTCGCAGGGCGTCACGCCGAATCCGGGCGTGCTGACCGTGCAGCGCTTGGCGGACTTCTTCCGGCGCGTCGAGAGCGCGGAGCGCATTTACCGTTCCCGCAAAGAGGTCGCCTGACTCATGACTGCCGCCCCCCTCTCCTCCTGCTGGCCCTCTGGCCGGCTTCAACGTCCCGGCCGGCTCTGGTAGCCGCGCCGGGCGTCTTTTTGTGGGACCGCACATGGAACTGATTGACGACCTGATCGACGGGAAAAAGACGGGCCAGATCGGGCTGCGCTTGCCGGACGACATGGACCGCGCTTTCCGGATGGTGGCCGAAGAGGCGGGGGTGACGCCGCAGGCTCTGATGCGAGTGCTCATAGCGCAGCACCTCAAAGTGCAGCGTGACAAATATCACGCCCTCCGTTCCATTTTTGGCGACGGTGGCGCGATATCCAAGGATATCAAGGCTAGCAAGGGGACCGAGGAATGAACGACTACACCGATGACTTTGACGCCCGCGCAGACGCGGCCCGTATGCGGCTCGTGTTGCTGCTGATGGTCGTTGCGATGTTCGCTGTGTTCGGGTTCGGCGTGGCGGCGATGGAGTTCGCGCAGTGGATTTCTGCGCTGTGACCGCGCACGTGCTGACCTTCGCCGCCTCCCTGCGCCCGGCCCATCGGCGGGCGGCGTGCGCATCCGTCACGGTGCTGGCCGAGCACCGGCGCGCCGCGGTCGCCGTGACGCTCGATCCGCTGGTTTTCGCCAGGTCGTGGCTGGATTTCTGGGCGGGGGCGCGCAAGTGAAGGATGTGCTCCGGTCTCCCTACCCGTGGTTCGGCGGCAAGAGCGCCGTTGCTGCGCAAATTTGGATGCGGTTCGGCGTCGTCGACAATTTCGTCGAGCCGTTCTTCGGCTCCGGGGCCTGCCTGCTGGCGCGGCCGAATGTGAGCGGATTCGAGACGATCAACGATTTCGACGGGCTGCTCGCGAACTTCTGGCGGGCGCTTCAGGCCGATCCGGAAGCGGTCGCGCACCACGCCAACTGGCCGGTCAGCGAGTGCGACTTGCACGCGCGCCACGCATGGCTGAATGGGCAGCGCGAGAGCATCACGGCCCGCTTGATGGGTTCGCCTGACTTCTACGACACAAAGGCGGCCGGCTGGTGGGTGTGGGGCATCTCGAGCTGGATCGGCTCCGGCTGGTGCAGCGGGGAGGGGCCATGGATCGTCGTCGACGGCGAATTGACGGACTCCCGCCAGCTTCCCCACCTGTCGGCGTCTCAGGGCATCAATCGCAAGCTTCCTCACCTGTCGGAGGGGAAGGGCATCAATCGCAAGCTTCCCCACCTGTCGGAGGGGAAGGGCATCAATCGCAAGCTCGCCGACTACTTTCAATCCCTGGCTGACCGCCTGCGCGACGTGCGCGTTGCCTGCGGCGACTTCGAGCGCGTGCTCGGGCCGTCCGTGACGACGGGCGTCGGGCTAACCGCCGTCGTGCTCGACCCACCCTATGACTCGGAGGCGGCCGACTGCCACGACGCCTATGCGGTGAAAGCCGCCGAGAGCGTCGCAGACCGGGCGCGCGCATGGGCCGCGACCAACGGGGACAACCCGCTCTTTCGCATCGCGCTGTGCGGCTATACGGGCGAGCACGACGACGAGATGACCGACGCCGGATGGGTGCCGTATTTCTGGAAGGCGAAAGGCGGATACGGCAACCAGGGCACCGGACGCGGGCGGGAGAACGCCAAGCGTGAAGTGATCTGGTTTAGCCCGCATTGCCTGCCGGCCGAACAAGTCGATCTATTCGGCATGCGCCACGACGTGCGCGACGCCTACGAAATCACCGAGCAGCAAGCCGATCTACTGGAGGGCGTGCAATGAGATCCCAGAACGACCGCCTGCTCTCCATGCTCAGGACTGGCGCATCCGTGACGCCGATGTCGGCCCTGGTGCAACTCGGAATATTCCGGCTCGCGGCGAGGGCAAAAGACCTGAAAGACGCCGGCGAGGACATCGCGTCCGAATGGGTCGAGGTGCAGAACCGGTTCGGGGAAGCGTGCAGGGTAAAGCGGTATTTCTTGGCTCGGTCCGCGGCCTGATGTCGGACGAAACAAAGCCCGCTTCATCGTGGCGGCAACCACTCGGCGGGCCGGAATCAATCAACGAGGAAATCATGGCACAAGCAAACAGAGTAATCAACATCGACGAACACAGGGCAGACGGCCCGCAACTCGAAAACGGGCACGTCCGCATTGCGAATGAACTTCTCGACGCCATCTTGACGTTCGGCTTCTCCGGCCGGCAGTTGCATGTCGTGCTGACCGTACTGCGCAAGACTTACGGCTACAACAAGAAGCACGATGACATGAGCGCGTCGCAGATTGGCGCGATGTGCGGCGTCTCCCGCAACCATGTCACCGAGACGCTTAACCAGCTTCACGAGGTGCGCGTCATCACGAAGCGCGGTGGCGAATACGGGTGCGTGATCGGCATCAACAAGCACTATGACCAATGGATAGCTAGTCCCAAAAAAGGACTAGTCCCGAATCGGGACGCTAGTCCCAAAAAAGGACTAGAGGTAGTCCCGAATCGGGACGGGTCGGTAGTCCCGAATCGGGACACACAAAAGACAACCTTCCAAAAGACAACCTCAAAAGACAAACACACCGCGCTTGGCGCAGAAAAGCCTGCGCCGAGCATGCCGGAAGAGTTCGCCGAGTTCTGGTCGATCTACCCGAAGCGTGAAGGTTCGAACAGCAAGGCCGACGCGCTGAAGGCGTGGAATGCGCGCATCCGGTCCGGCATTCCTGCTGACGAACTTCTCACCGGTTTGCGGCGGTATGCAGCGTATTGCAAGGCAAAGGGCAGCATCGGCACGCAGTTCGTGAAGCAGGCGGCGAGCTTCCTCGGCACGGGAGAGCACTGGCGCGACGACTGGTCCGTACTCCAGGCAGCAGCGCCGGCCAGCCGGCTACGAGCTCCTGAGCCGGAGAGGTTCGATACAAAGGACTACGGGACGGGGGGCTTGCTATGAGCGGCAAAGACACGCTGCACGAGATGCTCGATGCGATGCACAGCCCTGAAGTCCGCGACGCCGCGTGCGAGGCGCACGGCATGTTTCAAAGCCGCCGCGTATTCGGTGCCGTCTGGACGAAATGCTCGGCCTGCACCGCCGAGGCCGAGATCGAGGAGAAGGCCAAGCGCGAGGCGCAGGAGAAGGAAAGAGCGCAGCGCCTGTGGCAATCCAAGATCGGCTCTGCGGGCATCCCGGAGCGGTTTCAGGATCGGTCGCTCCAGTCGTATGTGGCTGCGACGGAAGGTCAGCGGCGCGCGCTGGCGTTCGCCGAAGCATACGCCGGCACCTTTGACGAAGCGCTAGAAACCGGCCGGTCCGCGCTGTTCCTTGGGAAGCCTGGCACCGGGAAGACGCACCTGGCAATCGGGATCGGTCTTCGGATCATGCGTCGGGATAACCGCACCGTTCTTTTCTGCACGGTCATGCGCGCGCTTCGCCGGGTGAAGGACACGTGGAGCCGCGGTAGCGAGATGAGCGAGACGGAAGCGGTCGAGTCGCTCGCATTCCCGGACCTGCTGATTCTCGACGAGGTGGGCGTTCAGTTCGGCAGCGAGACCGAAAAGCTGATCCTGTTCGACGTGCTGAACGAGCGCTACGAGCGCCGCCGGCCGACGCTGATGCTCTCGAATCTGGCGCTCGACGAGGTTAAGGCCTATCTCGGCGAGCGCATCTTCGACCGCATCCGCGAGGACAAGGGCGAGGCGATCGTCTTCGATTGGGAGTCGCACAGGGGGCAAGCATGAAAGGCATTGAAGCAGGTTCGACGCGATGGGCGCAGGGCGAACCGCCGGCCGTGCGCGGTCCGTGGCAAGACGCAATCATCGAGCTTGCCGAGAAGGGCGATGCGCGCTTCGTGAAGATCCTGGGCGATCACGTCAAGGCCGGCCGAATCAACAGCGAGCGCGCCAACGCCGCACTAAGGAACAGCCATGCGGACTGACGACGAATACCGCCATGCCTGTGAAGTCCGCTGGTGCGTGCGCAACTTTTGGCCGTCCGGCGACCGCATAGCGGCGCACCTCGATCTGATCGCCAAGCGCCGCGGCAAGGCTGCCGCCGACCGGCTGCGGGCCGACGTGCGCGAGGCCTGGCGCGCGGAGATGGCCGCGGCACGGGAGGCGGCGTGAATGAGCTGGCTCTACGTCCCCTCGCTGGAATCTCCCTCTTCTCGGGCGTCGGAATGCTCGACGAGGGATTGCGAGCCGGGCTCGCCCACTTGGGCATCGCGTATCGCGCCGTTTGCCACGTTGAGCGGGAAGCTCACGCCGCCGCAGTCATGGTCGCGCGCATGGAAGAAGGCTCGATGGATGCGGCTCCTGTCTGGTCCGATGTCTGCACCTTCGACGCTCGCGCATGGCGCGGCAAGGTGGATTGCGTCGTTGCCGGATTCCCCTGTCAGGACCTGTCCGTTGCGGGTCGGCGCGCCGGGCTTGACGGCAAGCGCAGCGGGCTTTTCTTCGAAGTCGTCCGCATCGCGACCGATAGCGGTGCGCTCTTCCTCTTTCTGGAGAACGTCGGAGGCATCGCTTCTGCCACCGCCTCCGTTATGGACGAGGCGGAAGGAGAACTCGACGAGCGCGCAGCCGCCCGAGTCGTGGGGGAACTGGCCGACCTCGGCTGGGATGCGGAATGGCTCCATCTATCCGCGTCCGACGTGGGCGCCAGCCACGGGCGCGAAAGATGGTTTTGTCTCGCATGGCGTGACGAACTGGGCGACGCCGCGCGCGACGGACGGCGACAAGGGCGGGCCGAATCAGCGGGGCGGGCGGGGCGATCCGATTCTGGCGGGGCAGGTATGCCAGTGGCCGACGCCAGCGGCGCGGGACGGCAAGGGCGCGAACTCCGAACAGCACGCAACGGTAACAGGGGGGGGGGCAGGAAGCACATGGACCAACTACCGAACTTCGTAGCCTTTTCGCCCCTGGTCCAAGCGACCCGCGATGGGGCGCAATCCTGCGAGAGCATCCCGAGCTCGCGCCGGCAATTGAACCCGATTTTCGC